GATTACGAACAAGCCGTTGTTGATGAAACAGCCGACACGTTGTTTGTTAACGAATACCATGGCGTCGACATGGATATCCACATCGAGTATTCTTGGGTGGACATCGGTATGGGCGCTTCAAACGGTCAAGCACTTAGTAATTTTGTTGCTGCCGCTGGTACAGGAAACACAGTTGTTGACATCCAGATCAAACCTGGTGAATCAAACAACTATACAATTCCTGAAACTGGAGTTGTTATTCCGTAACTCAAACCATGAGAAGACAGGAGCTGCGTACGCGGCTCCTTTTTTATTGACTATACTGAAAGAAATAGCAGATATATGATGTTTAATAAAGAAGACTTTGAATTACCACTTGAAGCAGAGCTGCGCCTACGAGTAATTAAAGATGAAATTGATAGTGCCAATGATATTGATGTATTAAAAAAAAGCCTTAAAGAAACGACAAGGCTTATAATGTTTTACCAGAACTTATTTGCAAAGTTGGCAAAGGATATTATTGCAAAAGAAATGGTAGATTGGGTAGAAGAAGTAAACAGAAAGCACAACGAAAAGAAAGGTTAAAATTAGAATACTGATACCAATTAACTCATGCCAGCCATAGGTGATGTAAAAACAGTATTTGGACGGACATACGTATATGTCAATCCAAATCAAACACTCGGGCCTGGCACATGGCTTTTATCAGATGATGATGAAAATGGTAGCGAAAACAATACTAATGAATCTTCTTCAATGCCAGTGTATGGTCAAGCTGTGGTTTCAATTCACGGTCCTATTACACGTGGAATGTTGATTTGCTTGAATTCAGCAGGAGAGGCAGTTCCAGCAAGTGCTGCGTCTGTAGAAACCTCAAGAATTGTGGGTGTGGCAATGGAGTCTGCAAATGTAGGACAAATAACCGAATTCACACAAAACACAGTAATGGATATGTTTAACAGTAGTTCAATAACTGATGAGGGAGCAGCAACACTCGAAGTCGGCAAGCCTTACTATCTGAGTTCAATTAACCCTGGATTTTGGACAACAGTGCCAGATACCAATACATCTGGCTATTTAGTGATTCAGTGCGGAACAGCTGTAAATTACAACTATATGGCGATTGATATTGAACCAGCAGCAAGTGACTTTGACGGTGGTGTTTACGCAGCATAAACAGATTCAATAAGTCGTTAATATTGTTAATGAGATTCCTATTTCCTATGGAGCTTTTTAGCAATGAAACTTCAGCTTAAGAGAAGTCTGAAAACAATTACAAACAGTACATTAGCTCAAGCACCATCTGTAGATCAGATGGAATATGGCGAAATTGCTGTTAACTATGTATCTTCAGATCCAAGTTTATTTCTGAAAGACAGTACAAATGTCATTCGTAAAATGCAGCTCGGCATTCTGCCTGACCTGGATGTCAGCACCGAGCAGTCTGGAACACTAGACGGGCGTTATATTTTAAATACAGGTGACACCCTTACAGGGAATCTTTCAGCCCCTAGCTTTATTGGTGGTGTTGCACGGATGGCAGCTGTTGCCCCTGCTTCTGCTGAAGATGGTGAGCTGTGGTGGAATAATAACGATGGTCGTTTATATATTTATTACAACGATGGTGTAACTACACAGTGGGTTGATGCAAGCCCGGATAGCTTCACACTTGGCGCTGGCTATTACGATAAAAATGAAGCCGACGCACGTTTCATCGGTAAAGCCGGTGGCATTATGACTGGCATTCTGCAGCTAGCTGGTAACCCAGCCACTGCACTGGCGGCTTCACCCAAGCAATACGTCGATAGTCAAGCAACAGCTGCTCAGACAGCTGCTCAAAACTTTGCTACCGCAGCAATTGCATCTATTCCTCCCACGGACCTTTCCAGCTACGACACATCAGCACAAGTTGACGCAAAGATTGCTGCTATCCCAGCTACCGACCTGTCTGCATACGATACATCGACCGAAGTTGATGCAAAGATTGCCGCTAACACACCTGATCTGGCAAACTATTCAGGCAATGTCTCTTTTGATGGAACTGTTACGTCTAATGGCTTACACATTAACCAGCTGGCTTCACTGACCAATGGTGGACAGTTGGGCTATGATGATCCTACAAAAAGTTTGAGATTATACTCAAATTCATCAATAGGCACAAACGCTAAAACGCAGTTTCACTTTAATGAAAGTGGTACAGCAGACATTACCTTTAACGAAGGAGGCAGCGCCACGTTTGTTAGTAATATAGAGGTTGGTGAAAAAGTTACTGTCAAAGGCGGCAGTGGTGCTTCAGGTACGATTCAATTAAACTGCGAAAATAATTCTCACGGCGTTATGATTAAGGGGCCTGCTCATTCAGCAGGAGCAAACTATACATTAACTCTGCCCACTAACACTGGAAATTCAGGCCAAATTCTTACAACTGATGGCACCGGTTCGCTGACTTGGAGTACGCCTACTGCAACGGCTGATTTAACTAATTATGATACATCTACAGAGGTAGATGCAAAGATTACATCTGCAGCACTAAGTCTGTCCTCACTCCCGGCACTCCCATGAGCACAATAAATGATACAGATCTATTACTCGTTGAACGCAACGGAGTCCAATACCAAATCACATACGATCAAATGAGTACACTAAACGACGACGATCTCCTGCTCGTAGAACGTGGCGGAGTCCAATACAAGGTAGAAGCGCAACACGTCTCAACAGGTGCCAATGGTTTAATTATCCCCCCTGTTGAAGTTCTTACGCCAGTCAACGGTGCAGGTATCACTGAGTTTACTACCTATGAGCCTGTCTCAAGTGCCATCACTGCAGTGGGAGAAAACGGCACGATTGCCAAAGATACTGATGAAATTCTAAGTGTTGCTGTTGAAGCTCCTATTGCTTCTTGGAATATCGCAGATGGTTCTTCTCCTTCATTTGCCAATACCGACATCAATTTTGCAACGGAACTTGCGGCAAGAGGTGTCACTGCTATCACTGGAATAAACCTTTACTTAGATAATGTTTCTGGATATCCATACACCTCTAACCTAAGTGGTTTTACTCTCAACAATGTCGACTTGGTGGCTGCCGCGCAGGTATCTCTCATTTCATACAACGGAACCCCTTATAACAACAGTTATGGTTGGGTGTCTTTCTTTAATGGTGGAGGATACAATCAATGCCAAGGAACCACTACATATACCTGCCTATTCCAACCCTACCCTCTGGGCACAGTTGCAAAACTGAAAGTGTTGAGCGTAGGCGGAAGAGTTTCACTGTTAGATCAAGATGGTGCTGAACACTTCATTATTGGTAGTAGTGTTAAAAAAGTTCTTTCATTCCCCACCAACACAAACTTCAGTGGACTGTCGGTTGGTGATGTGGTGCAAGGTGGAACAGTAGAATCGCCTGTAATGATTGCAACACATTCAGCGGGCGGAACAGACTTCGTTATCGAAAATTTTGAATCAGTCAATGTAACAAGTACCAGCTCTCAAACCCCTTCTACTTTTGATCACGCAACTAAATATAAATCTTTGTGTTTCTATTTAAGTGATCCAACAAGTGATGTTGAAGTAAACATGGGGGGATCTGGATGGGTTACACATTCTTCTGTTGATGGTGTCAACTGGGTACAAGGGACTACACATAGTGGAGGCGCAGCGATGGCGCGGACACTTAGTTCAAATAACCCTAATGCCAAGTATTTCCTAATTGGCGCTCAAACTCCAGGATACCCCTTCTCTGATTGGGCACAATATACACTTCAACCTTCATTCATAAGCAATTGGAATCCTCCTTATACACTTGAAATGCCTGTTGGTGGATCGATTGAGGCAGCAGTAGAAATCACAGCCATTGACGCTGCCGCAACACCGCCGACTGTCACGGTAGATGGCGGCACATGGACAACCAGTGATCGTTTGACCAGTCAGATTAGCTACGAAAAGTCCCTGACCTTCACTGACAGCACTCAGCTAGCCAACATGGTTGGACCTCTTGAGATGACGGATGCAAACGGTGATGTCGTCACTCCTGTCAGTGACACCATTGCGAGCGTCAGCGGTAATGTTCTGACTCTTCAGGGAGACACTAACCTTGCATACTTCCAGCCTGGCGATGAAGTTCAGACTGGCGTTCAGGTTGTTTCTGTAGACGCAGCTGCTCCCAGCATCACTGTTGATGGTGGTAGTTGGCTGGGTGCTGATGGATCAGGTAGTACCTATGAAATTTCTAAGTCCTTGAGATTTAACTCAGCCGATTCGTCTTACATGCACTGGACGCCTTCGTCTGCAGGTAACCAAAAGACATGGACTTGGAGCGGGTGGGTAAAAAGAGTTAATTTCGGCGAAGAGTGTGTTCTCTTCTCAGGATCAGCGTCTCCAGGTGCCAATTACTACCTCACTTTTTCTGGTGGCACTGGCACGGGAACTGGCGCTGACGGGCTTAGTTTCTTTTATGGGTACGGAATCCATGTTGGAACGGCCGCGAATGCATTTAGAGACCCAAATGCTTGGTATCATATAGTTGTTGCGGTTGACACTACACAATCAACTCCTGCGGAAAGAGTAAAAATCTACGTCAATGGAACTGAAGTAACCTATAGTTACACTAACTACCCATCTGAAAATGCAGATCTTGGGATCAATTCGTCCTATAGGATGTCGATGGGAGCAATAAACAGTTACGCTGCTTGGTCTTTATCTGACATGTATTTAGCCGACGTACACTTCATCGACGGCCAAGCACTTGCTCCGACTGCATTTGGTGATTTTGACAGCAATGGGGTCTGGCAAGCTAAGGAAGCAGATATTTCTAGTTATGGCACAAATGGCTTCAACTTGAATTTCAGCGATTCAAGCAGTGATGCCGCATTGGGATATGATGCAGCGGGCAGTAACGACTGGACTGTTAATAACCTAACTAACGCCAGCGTTGCAGACTCACCAACTTCCAATCATGCGACCTTGAATCAATTGCTTAAGGGTTCTAGCACTACCATTGCAAATGGTAATCTAGAAATTACCGGTGCAAATTCTTGGAACTGTGCTTATGGAGGATTTAAACTTCCAACATCAGGTAAATGGTATTGGGAGGTTCAAGCGGGCGGAGGTAATACACACCCAGGCATTTGCCTTGCTTCAGATAACCACATTGCCAGTGCATACACTTATCCAAGCCACCTCTTGAATTTTTGGGGAGTATATGCAGCAGATGGTAATAAGTACCGAGGACCTGGTAATGTTTCTATCGGCTATGGTTCTCCAATAACAAGTGGTGATATTATTGGCCTTGCTTTTGACGCTGATGCTGGAACCCTCACATTTTACATCAATGGCGTGTCTCAAGGCGTAGCATTTACTGGGCTTTATGATGAATACATTCCTGTATTTGGAGTATTTGACGCAGGTGCACAAAAAGTAAACTTCGGCCAACTTACGTTTGCGTACCCAGTAAGTGATTTCGAAGCTCTCACCCTGGCTAACTTCCCCGAGGCAGCAATCAAAGACAGCACAGATCATTTTGGGATTGTTGAATACACCGGAAATGGTGGTACACAAGCAATCAGCGGTCTCAATTTCAGCCCAGACCTTCTCTGGATAAAACCAAGAAGTCTAGCCTATAACCATAGGTTCTTTGATACCGTTCGTGGCACTGGCGGCTTGCTTTATTCAAACACAACTGATGCTGAAACATCTCAACCCAATAGCAACGACAATTTAGCTTCTTTTGATTCTGATGGCTTTACTCTTGGCGCAGGTATTGGCATAAACACTAATAACTCCCCGTATGTAGCCTGGGCATGGAATGCTGGTGACACCACAGAAACAATTGCTGCTGGTGATCTGACGAGTTCTATTTACGATCAAAGTCAGACTTGGTCAAATAATGCTGTTACAACGGGTAATAGTGGCAACTGGTTAAATGTGACCAACCTGTTTAATGGTGATCTGTCAACTTATGCACACGCCAACGCCAACGCTAGCGATGTCGAAGTAACCATTACTTTTAGCCCAGCTTTAACAGTATCAAACACAGTTACTTTATATGGAGTAATTGGTGGTGCTGCGAGTTCTGCAACGTGGAACGTTAACAACGAAGCAACAACTGCACTTTACAATGATCTTAGTCACCCCCCGTCGCTTCCGATACCTGCAAGCTCTACGAGTTTTTCTGGCTCATTAAGTAGTATTACTATAGAGAGGACAAGTGCGAGTGCCGCAGGTTTGTATCTCTATGGAATAGAAGTTGATGGCAAGATGTTAGTTGACCCCGGCGTCAGTGTTGATGCCGTCCCATCAATGGCATCACAAGTCCGCGCCAATCCGGCGGCTGGGTTCTCGATCGTGAAGTGGACATGTAATGGATCGGAAGATCAATCTATTGGGCACGGCCTCGGAACCACCCCAGCATTCATGATTTTCAAAAATCTTGATCGAGCAACTAATTGGACGGTCTATCATAAAGATGCGACAACTACAACCCAAAAAGTCTTTTATTTGAATGGTGCAGGTGCTGTTGCTGATTACAGTGGCGGAAGTTCAACGTGGTGGGGTGCATTACCAACATCGAGCGTGTTTACTGTTGGTGATGCGGGCACAGCGGTAAACCACACTAGCGGCGATGAAATGATCAGCTACTGTTTCAGCCCAGTATCTCAATTTTCAGCTATGGGCAAATACAGCGGCAACGGTTCTACTGATGGGCCGTTTGTTTACACCAACTTTAAACCAGCCTGGGTTCTGATTAAGAAGATCAGCAATGCCGGTAATTGGGCCATTTATGACACTGAACGTTCAGATGGTAATCCGGCAGTTGAGAGGTTGTATGCAAACACTTCTGGTGCGGAGGATACTGGCACAGCAAATATAATTGATGTGTTGTCTAATGGATTTAAACTAAGAGGTAGCCACACTCAAAGCAACGGAAATGGTGAGACTTATATATACATGGCCATTGCTGGAAATCCACTAAACACGACACCTGAAGCCGATGCCAATGGTGACACACAAGTCGCACTCGATGCACTCGTGGCAGCTGCAACAGAGATTGTTGAAACAGATGGGACAACGATGTACCTCAACGGTGCAACAGGTCCCTGGCGTACAGGACTCTCTATCGAAGGTTCACAAATTAATGCTGCACCTCCAGGGCCAAGTGAAATCACCTTCACCTCTCAGAATCAGGGAACACCTGCATTCAGTGGTGTGGATGCAACTCTTGCAAGTCGTACCTGGACTCTGGAGTCTGGTACAACGGCAACTGGTCCTTGGACGCTTATTGACACCTATGCCGACTACGGTGTTCTCAGCACACAAACAGGTGCAACGCCGTGGACAGAGAACAAGCCCACACTTCAGCCCAATACGTTCTATAGAATCAAAGTTCAATACGATTCAACTAATGCACCATCAGTCGAATCTGTATACAACACCTTTAAAACTGGAGATGCCTGATGAAGTACTACTTCCAACCTGAAAACAAAATGATTACAACGGAAGAGTTGATTCGTAAATATGGATCAGAAACACCTGTTGCTGGCCTTGATATCTACGAACTGACGTCACAGCCTGATTTTGAGCCCGTCGGATTTATGCTGGCGGCTGACGGTAAATACACACCGATCAAATCAGTCTGATTAACCCAATTAACCCTACACAGCTCGTCAGCAATGGCGAGCTTTTTTTATTATGTACATCAAAGTGTCTGAGTTGCCCAGAGTACCTGCGAGTACTTATCCTATAGGGCATCCGGCAAATAAATTGAAGTCAGATATTAGATAAAATTAAAGTAGTAAAATGTGGCAGCTAGATGGCTCAGATTAATTTTCCAGAACCACAAGCAAATGGAGAGATTTTTGATAAGGATGGTGTTCTATATCAATACTCAGGAAATCCACCTTCTGGCTTTTGGAAAGCAAATTCACAGAATGTAGTTGATGACGCCTACATCAATACATCTGGCGATATTATGTCTGGTGATCTTACACTCACCGGCTTATCTGGCTTGGGCGAAGCTATCCTAGGTGTTGATGAAAATGGCAGACTTATCCGGGGAAACGCACTTTCAGAATGGATGGGTCCTTATATCAAACGTACTGGTGATTCCTTTAACGGATCAATAACTCTAGAGGACAATTTAGGAAATCCGCGCATAGATTTAAATCATCAATCAGGTGATGTATCCCTTGCCGGTGATTTACAAGTAGGTACATTTGATATAGATGATCCGACAGCAGATGCATCAACAAAAAATGGCGGTGGATTGAAAGGAGGCAAACTATATGCAAAACAAATAGGTAGTAATGACAATAATGTTTATGAGGGCTATAGTGCTAGTGGTGTAGTTACCTCCAACATTACCGGGGCTGGTAATGCACAATTTAACAATATAGAACTGAATGACGGTGAGCTTGCGGCTCCATTTATTAGTGCAGGCGGAGGCTCCTTAGCTTCATATGCTGGCATTCCCAATTCGATGTTTCCAATTCGAGTTAAAGATGAATCAGATGTTTTGAATTTTGGAGTAGCAACAAACGGTACTGTTTATATTGGTGGATCGTTGACTGCAGCAGTTCCTGCACCTGCTATTTCATTAGGGCAGGATGGAACCGCAAATTACTCTAACGAAGTCTCTGCCACTAAATTTAATAGTTCTGGTGATGTGCTAATTGGAGGAGACCTTAAAATCAGCAGCTATGGTATTAACCAAGCTGGCACAACAACTGTTGGTGATTTGACTTGCAATTCAGTATCTACTACGTCAGCGGACTTAGGCTCAATTACGGGGCAATCATTAGATTTGAGTGGTAACATTACAAGCTCTCATGGTGCTACATTCGGAAGTGACATTAGCGTAACTGGAGCAGTTAGTGCGACTGGAGCAGTTTCAGGAAGTTCGGCTAACTTTAGCGGTAACGTCACTGCATCTGATTACGGTGCCGTATCTGGAAGTACAGCCACTTTTACTGGAGCCGTAAATGCTGATGCCGCTAGCGTCACGCAAAGTATTACAGCCGGATCTGCATCTATTAGTGGCGATTGCACAGTCGGATTAATTACAAGCAATTCAGATGCTGTTGTGCAAGGTTCAGGTACATTTACAAATAATGTGAGCTGCGATGGGATTAATAGCACAGATAGTGTTAATGCCTCAGTTGCTTTGGCTAACGATTTTGGATTAAAGATTTCACAGGGAGGCTCTGTGAATGCATCAATAGCAGGCAATGGAGAAGCTGTATTTGCAGCCAATAAGATGGCAATTAACGCCAATGGAGATATAGTGAATATCAATAACTCATATGGAGCAATTTCAGATAAAAAGTTTAAAACTAATATTGTAGAAGCATCATCACAATGGAAAGATATTAAAAATATTAATTTAGTGAACTATAACTTTAAACCGTCGTACGGATTTGGAGATAGTAAATATCTCGGTGTCATCGCTCAAGATTTACGCGCCAACTGCCCATCACTTGTAGAAGTCAAAGATGATGTTCAAAAAATTACAACTCCAGAATTTGATGAGCATGGTTTACCTGTATTTGATGAGTTAGGAAATCAAAAGACTACCCAGGTTATTCAAAAGACAGGCACTCAGACGCAAAGCGTAAAATATTCAGTTTTGCATTTAAAGGCTCTTGGCGCTTTGCAAGAAGCAATGGAAAGAATTGAAAGTCTAGAAGCAAAGGTAAAACAGCTCGAAAATAAATAATATTAGTTAGATTAGTAAGGAATTCCATAATAAACATGGCTTGTAAACGTTCTGAATTGATTTCAGCAATCAATACTTTTTCCGCAGCTCGTATTTCTGACGACAAAACATTGTTAAATTTTGCTGCTTCAGTGGTATTCCAACTGCTTGATACTCTTGAGTTTGAACCAGAAGATGAAGCAGTAGATGAAACACCAGAAGTTAAATCAGAGGTAAAGGAAGCGCCTGAAAAACCAAAACTGAAACGTCCTCGTAAGAAAGTTGCCATGTAGTGATTAAAATATAGTTACTGGGTATATTCTCATATGGATTCAGAAAGCCGACGACTGTTTTGGGAGTTAGTTGAAAGTGGCGATAGGCCTCTATTATCAGTGCTTAATTCACTAATTGAAAAATGGGGGCTTCCTGAGATCATTATGACACTCGGTGAGATCTCTGAGGTACTTTCAGAAGATGCTGTTGATGCAGATTTAACTCCTAATCAGCGTGGTTTAATTCTGGGGGCATGTGCACAAGTGAGCGCACTCAGTGATCAAATATCAGCTGAAATGGATCACCTTATCGCTAATCCCAATGGATAAAAACACATTAGACAATTGGAAAAAAATTAAAGAGGCCCTGGAGGAAGCAGGAAAAACTGATTCTTTCTATTACAAAAGAGCGGCAGCAATCATTGGAGGTGAAAAAGATCCTCTCGACATTCCAACAGTTAAGGCGGATGATCAATCTTGAAAACCTGGCCACTCACACCAATTCCACCAGCTGCAGAACTGCCTAAAGCAGTACCACTGCCAAGTTTCGAGTACGAGGCTCCTGAGTACATTGAACCTCTGTGGGAACCCATAATTATTTATCGCGAGGATGTCCCTCAAAAACTTAAGACAAGTTCAGAAACTTCATCAGAAACAAAATCCGAAACAAAGCCAGTAACAGAGAAAAAGAACACTTCTAACAATACAAGTGAGAGCAATAAGATGCCAGAGCCAACCGCTCCAGCACCTTTAACACCACCAACATCTGAATTTAAAGAAGTCCAGACAGTTGATATCCCTATCATTAATGTTGAAGTCCCTGTCCCTAAACCCGAAATTATCGTAACGGCAGCAACAACAGCAACAATTGCTTCTGTTGCATCGGTAGGCGGGACATTAGCAGCTACTGCGATTTTTCAACGCTTGACTCAGGTTGCGAAGCCGGTGATAACTTTTGTTCTGAAGAAGTTGGCGAAGGCTCGCGGGAAGGAGCAACCACTTTCTTGGGCGCGGCAGCGAGCGGCACAACGTCGGAGCAGATCTCGTAAAAAGGCGTACCAGGCCTGATCCTGAATCCTTCTTGATAGATATTAATGCACTCTTTTATTCTCACTAATTCGTAATCAAGTCTAGATTTCTGAATACTAATTCGCCCTAGCTCTTTGCAAAGCTCGACTGAACTACCATCAAGTGGCACAGAAATGCTCATTTGCCCGCCAATATTACGCGACAACGAACCAGGGTTTTCTGTCTGCATAATATAAGGAGCAAAACTCAGCACAGGACCATTGCAAAAATGCCCCTGTTTAAAGGATTGCGTACTAAGACTTCCTTGATTAATTTGTACCGCCTGGTTGGCCACTGAGCCCGTTATAGCGGCTTGTGGCGTTGCACTGACATTTGTATCGTCTGCTTGTTGAATATCAGCCTTGACAGGTAATCCGCAGAGAATTATTGAGAGAAGACCGACAAGGTATTTGTAACTGAATCGGTTGTAATTGTGCGCTCTGTATCGATCGTTTCGATCAAGCCGGCTTCTCTTGAAATTACTTCTAATTGCCATGGCTTACTATCGTCAATAATTTGGAAGCTGACGCCTTCAACCTCAATATCAATATCAGTAGCAGTTGAATCGACTGTCGTTACGTTGTCGCCGCTCCATGTACCAACAGATGCGCCAAACCTTTCAACATTAGAGACTTCTTCAATAGTCTGGGTTGTCGTCACAGTTTGCGTCATGCTGCCTGTTGAAAACTGAGGAGCACCTTGGGCATAAACTGGTGAGCCAATCAGCAATAATAAGAATAGGGTTTTAAACGTGCTCATTGGGCATAAATTAACTCTATTCATATATTCTAAAGGTTAAAAATGCCGAATAACGAAAACAGCTGGGTCAGAAATATTCTAGTCAATTTTGTACCAGCAGGTGTGCTTATTTGGGCCTTGAGTGTTCTAACAGCAAGCTATTTTAATATGGCAAAAAATGTAGATGCAGCTTTTATTAGTTCACTCGTTACTACTGTTTTGGCCAGTTACGGAATATCTCGTGTAGAAGCGGGTAAGGATAAGAAAAAAACTAACTGCAAATGTGATGAAAATGATGACTTCTAACTTTCTTTTGTCTTACCAATTTTTCCATAAAGGTTAGGCCTAACATTTCCATATCCATTTTCAATTGATACAAACTCTCCATTTATATCTTTTACTTTTTGATAGTATTCATCAAAAATGTTTACTTTAGTATAAGCGCGTACTACATCAGTGTATATTTGGCCGGCTACTTTATATTGAACAAGGTGTATATCACTTGGAAGCCCTTTATCGTCAAACGAGTTTTTATCTACTCCTCTGGCGACTACATGAATTTTTGATTTTTTCAGCTCTTCGGGTGTAAATTCAATCATGTACTCATGCGTAACTTCTTTTGAGCGGCGGGCCGTGGCTGAAGCCCCCATTGGGCTTAGCGGGGTATTGCTTGGGTTTTGTGGCACAACCTTCTCCTGTATTTACAAGTATTTTTAAAGCCTGCGGACTACCTGCCATTCTCATGTTATTTGTGAATGAAGATATACTTTATTTTATCAGCGACGAGATTCCGATACGAGGCTTACGACTGTGGAAAAAATAACCATTAACTGATTAGTTAGCCTTATGTTTTTTCCGATAGTTCCATGCTATTGTTCTTTTAGCCACGTCAATTCCGAGAGATCGAATCCCTCGCTCTCCGTCACCTAACCCAAAGCCCCACATAACGTGGGGTTTTTTTGTTAGACATTGATTGGCGTTGCTTATATCCCAAACACAGCCCTATGAAAGTTCAACACCTGCTTGATGCTGTTCGTGAGACGACCCATGTCCGCGACAGTACGTTCAAATGCTGGCGAACAGCCGCAAAGCCGATTGAAAATATTTCAGTCGCTGACGTGGATAAGACTTTAGTCAACCGCTACTGGAGATCTCAACTGACTCCAATTGGTAATTGTTCTGCTGAAACAGTACGTCGTCGCTTGAGTCTGCTTTCGGGCATTTGGGCAATGGCCATTGAAGAGGAGCTCATAGACACAGAAATTAATGTGTGGTATCGAGCAAGTCGCAAAATTAAAACTGATCGCGATGAATCTGCAGAACGCTACGGAAAAGAGTATCCAGTTAGGCCATTTGAATTTTATAAAGAATTCCACGATGACCCGCTGTTTTTAGCCATCTGGTATCACGGTTTCCGCGTCGGAGAAATTGCCGGCATGCTGAGCAACGAAATACGATTTGACAATAAAATTCCATATTTTCAAGTTCAAGACAACAGCAACCGACTGATCAAGCGGGGTGCTCGTCGTCAAGTGCCGATCCATCCGGAGTTCTATCCATGGGTCGGAAGGCTCGAAACGGATACAACGCGGTATCCAGGCAAGAACTGGTCAGAAAAATTACATGAAGTCTGTGATCTTCCTAAAGGAGAAGCGGCCCATAGCCTCCGTCATAATTTCATCACTCGTGCCCGTACTGCCTTACCCGGTCAGGATTCCATGATTTCTAAGTTGGTGGGTCATCGAGTGTTCGGCATGACCGCACGTTATGGCACTTGGCCGCTGGAAGATAAATTTGAAGCTATCAAAAAAATCAGACGGTAATCACAAAATCACACTTCAGCCCGGCCATGTGTCGGGCTTTTTTAATAGCCTCACATGGTAAATGTTATTTAGCTAAAGTAATTGAAATGCTAAATATATATGGAACGGGAATATCCTGTTCCCGGTTATGAAGGATACTTTGCAACAGAAAGCGGAGATATTATTTCGTACAAGCGGGGACAAAGAAAAGTATTAAAACAATCGGTGAGGCGCCGCAGGTTGAGTGTCGGCCTGTCCAGAAAAAACAAAAAAAGAAAAACAGAGACTGCTCACAGAGTGATCTTGTCAGCAAAGCTAAGGAGAGAGCTTGAAGACTGGGAACAGACTTGTCATCTCGATTCGAACCACGATAACAATATTATGGCTAACTTGGAAGTTGGTGATTTTGTTAATAACGCCATTGATTGCTTAGAAAATGGCAAAAGAAAAACTAGCCTATTTCAAATACAACGCGCAATAAAGCGTCTTCAGCGTCTTGAAAAAAAAATTTATGGACGGAGAGGAGGGGATTCGAACCCCTGGTGCCCGTGAAGACACGCCAGTTTTCAAGACTGGAGCCATAAACCACTCGACCACCTCTCCAGAATCATTCTACGAACCTTTACCAACATTTAGCTAGAATATGTAGAAGATTAAGTCAATAAAATGATTGCTATTATTCGCCCTATTTTGTTTAGCTTTCTTACATCTACACGAGTCAAGAAATTGATCGTGGAGCTTCTTGAGGCCTTAGCTAAGAAAACAGAAAATACACTTGATGACATTGCTGTCAAAGCAGTTAAGGACGCTCTGCTTCCTGAAGCATGATTTCCTTAGTTATCGCATCATTAATGTTTGCATCTCATGGTGATGGTCCCTACGACTGGCACATGAGCTGTGAACGCTGGATGGAGAAAAAAATAGAGATACTTCGAGACGAGCACCTGGATGCTTACAATAAAAAGTTTCTTATTAATTACTTTCGCAGCAAAGTAGAAGGCGAATGCTACGACACTATGGCGTGATGGGTAGGCAGGACGATATAAATAAAGAACGAGAATTTTATAAGCAGTTAAAAGAGCGGATTAAACAGCTCAGAATAGATATTGAAAAGCACCAAATGCTTAAGCCCTTGGACGATAATGAAGATGATGATCCACCGTTCATTGGTAAAGACATCTAAGATTTTGATTCTTTAAGTAGTTATATTAAGCGTAAGTTGTAACAAGCAACTACATGCGTATTGTCGAAAACTGGAGTGAGCTTATGTACGATGAGCTCCATTGCCTTAAAAGCAGCACAGCCAAAAGACAATTTCGAAATTCAATTCGATACGCTTTTGGCGGCTTATGTGCTTATTGCCGATGTCGACGAGCTACGACGCTCGATCACTTAAAACCTAAGTGTCGTGGTGGAAGTAGTCTAAGGTCTAATTTGTTACCATCTTGTTTAGAATGTAATCACTCCAAGGGAAGTGAAGACTGGCTAAATTGGTACAGTAATCAGTCCTTTTATAATTCTGTAGCAAAAGAGCTTATTGAAGAATGGATAGAAAACAAACAACTGGAGCGAATGGGTGATGAACGAATTGAACATAGAACAGAGATTTATACTTAGTCGAGCACGTTACGAAGTTGTTCGAATGAGCCGCCCAGCTCTTGAGAAAGTGGCTTTGCGTTTACTTCGCTCAAGAATGGAAATGAAAAACGGCGTACAAAATATGTTGCAAGGAAATGGTATTCTATTCAAAATCGAGGAAAATCAAGGCAGCGGACTACCTGAGATTATTTCAGAAGAGACATTTTGTGACCTTTTAACACTTAATAGCGAAGATGAGATGTCAACAGATATTGAAGACATGGGTTGGGAAGATGAGGATTTAGATCAAGACGATCTCATGCTTGAGTAGTGATTGAGCTAGACTGATTCTAGATAATTACAAGGTATGGAATACGTTATTGGTCCTGTTATTGCAACAGTATTGGGATTAAATATTTCACTGTTGACTGGAAGGAAAATAAAGGCAGATGTAAAAGTATCAGTCGATGAATGTCTCGCAAAGGTAGAGTTTGTCGAAGAGCAGCTGATTGAATTAAATTCTAAAATCCAAGCCATTGAAAATACTGTGGACGTGATTGATAAGCAAACGTTGGCCAAAATGGTCACTACTCTAAAACCTGCATCAGATGCCATTAAGGAAATTCAAGCATTCGTAGGATTAAAGTGATTGATCTTATACATTTTTTTGAGCAATACAACGGAGACTTAAATCATCATCGAGCAGCAATAAATGAGCTTATGCGAGCAATGCCTGACGAATTGCTTGATGAAAATAGCGATTGGGTAAGTATATTTGAAGCTGCAGAAAGCGAATGGGCATACACTAAAATAGTAGGAGATAGATTAATAAATAATGGCAAAACAACGAATGGCGGGTCAAAAACTTAAAGATAGTTTGACACCTAATAAACCTAAAAGAACGCCAAACCATCCTACAAAGTCGCATGTAGTGCTGGCTAAGTCTGGTGGCAAGGAAAAGCTCATTCGTTTTGGAGAACAAGGAGCCAGTACAGCAGGTAAGCCTAAAGAAGGTGAAAGCGAGCGCATGACTAAAAAACGTGCCAGCTTTAAAGCTAGACATGGTAAAAATATTGCCAAAGGCAAAATGTCCGCAGCTTATTGGGCCGATAAGGTGAAATGGTGATGTCTAAACACAAAGCACAAGAATTTTTCGAAAAGAAAAAGGCAGAAACAAAATCAAAAATGAAAGGCAAAAAGAGTGACGACAAGATCGACACTAGCAAAATGCCTGAAGGTCTTCGTAAGCACTTTGAGAAAAAGAACAAGTAGTTATGGCCGAAGGCATTGCAAAAAAGAAAGATCCTAAAAAATGGGCAGCAGCAAAAGCTAAAGCCAAAGCAAGGATGGGCGGAAAACACTCTGCACGAGCTATGCAGCTTGCAACAAAGTACTATAAAGATGCAGGTGGTAAATACGAAGGTAAGAAGCCTAGTGCAAAGAAAAATAAAATGCGCAAATGGACTAAAGAAAAATGGCAAACAAAGGATGGTCCAGGAGATAAAGCCAAGCAGTCAGATGGTTCTACAAAACGATATTTACCCAAAAAAGCCTGGAGCAAACTTTCGGACAAAGAAAAGGCTGCAACTGATCGTAAAAAACGAAACGCTTCCCGACGAGGCGAAGGGGTGACAGCAAACACAAAGGCAGCAAAAGCTGCTGGTAAATCAGCAAGGAACGCAAAGTGAAAATCACACGTGACAACTCAGTTGATCGCCGTCGACTAAAAGCCGATGAAAGAGGCCTGTGGTCTAACGCAAGATCGCGAGCCGCCACCCGTTTGGGCTGGCTCGCATACGAAGAAAATAGACCTAAGAAAACCACACTAAAGGCCTCTCAAATGGGCGGAGATCAGCTGTTTAATAACTATTCTCCTACAGCTCATGCACAGATGCAACGTGGACAGGAGCTTGCCAGAATGAAGGCCCTGGCTAGCTAATTATATAGAATAGATATAAACAAATGCAATAAAGTTAGCTGGCACAAAAGATATGGATTTTTCAAGCATGTTTAGAAAGGACTATCCAATGCCTACAAAGTTGGCAGTTAAAGGTGCGTTGGGAAAAGCTGCACCTGGAGCTTATCCAGTAATTCAAACTATCAGCGATGTCAGCTCTGGTGCAAATCCATATATATCTGCAGGCCGTAATGTTACTGGTGCTATTAGCGGTTCAATGGCTGCTGCTGGTGCTTCTGTTTTGGCAGCAGAGCCAACTGGTTTTGGCTGGCCTGTAATAGCCGCTGCTTACGATCAAGGCAACAGAGCAGGTCAAGATTTTTTTGATTCTGCAGCGCAAAGATTTGGAATGGGAAAAGAAACTAAATCAAGTTTGGGAAACCTTCCAAGTACAGTAAATACTAATTTAGGTGCGTACGACGAAAGCGTAACTCTGCCACCAGTAGGCGGTGGAAACTTGGGAAGCTTCAGAAGTTCTCCACCTCCGTCTTTAAACCCTGATGTACCGCAAACAGGTACGCAGACAGGAGGAAGTAATATATATGCAGGCATGAGTGAGCAAGAGATCAAAGACGCTTATGATCGCCTGAGATATGGAGACAACTTTGATAAAGCACGTGACTATATGAAAAAGGGTCAGGGTGATCCATTTGATAGTACATACAATCCAAGCAAGTTTTTAGTAGATGAGGCAGGACAGAAGAAAGCCGTAGAAGAAGGGCTGAAAATGCATGAAGCGTTCTTCGGGCCTGGTGGTGGACGCTTACGTCAATTGAGCACTCCTACGTCATCGTCTTCTACATCAATTATTCCAGCTCGGGGTAGTGGTGTAAAAAGTGGACGATTAGGTATTCTTGAATCTGCTCATGACAAGCATCCCAACTACTCTGGACCATTACAAAACAATATGCGTGGAAGCAACAGCTTTGACAGAGATAAAGAGCCAGTAAGGGGCTTGCCTACGTCTGAAGATAATCGTAAGCGGCAACAAAGTCTGAGAAATGCTCAGAGAAGGCTTCAACAAGCATCTTCAGCTGATGGCTTACCTCAGATGTCACCTGTACTTAGAATGATTCGATTTGCTGAAGGTACAGAAGGGCCTGATGGATATAGAACAATGTATGGTCATCGTATGTTTGATGACATGAGCAAGCATCCCAATAATCCAATGAAAACTCCTTGGGGAACACAATCAGAAGCAGCGGGAGCATTTCAATTTATGAAACCAACATGGGATGAACAGGCAGCAAAGTTAGGTCTTAAAGACTTTTCTCCCGAATCTCAAGTTGCCGCCGCTGTAAACCTGATCAAAAGCAAAGGAATTGATCCCTATATGAAAATCAATACCATAGATGATATTGTGCGTGTAGCCGATGCACTTGGACCTACATGGGCGGGCCTGCCTGTTTCATATCCTGGTCACGATGGTAAGTACGGAAGAGGTAGTTCTTACTGGGGACAAGGTGGTAAAAAAGTAGAAGACATTGCAAAGTACCTTGGCATTATGTAAATGAGCCGCATTAAGCAACTTAAAAAATTAGAGCTTCTAAAGGATGAGGCTAGAAAGTGCCTTACCCGTAAAGAAGCTCAGAAAATATTAAAAAGGGCAGCCAAAGCTACCCGTAAGTTAAATGAATCAAAATGAGTAAGTAGCCCCGGCTTTAAAGCCAAGAGGCAGATACTCATCAAATTCACGCTCTTCCGTTAGAAAGGATACTTCACCGTAAACGTTCAGTTTTTCAGAAAGGTCAGCTGACAGAACGGCCTTGCCGGAAAGCTCAGCATCAGTACCATCGTTTGGAACGTTGACGAATGCAGGACCCGCTTGAACGGAGTAGGTCAGGACGCTGCCCAGAGGGCCTTCATAGCCGACATGCGTCTCGGTAACGGTACCAACGCGCTCCTTAAGACCGAGAGAAGCGGTATTGCTTTCAACGTTGACAAAACCACCAGCAATTGCGGGAGCAGTGGTAAGAGCCACAGCAACACCAACAATAGATGCAGAAGTAATAAAAGACATGTAATTAATCTAGGTATTTATAATCAGTGAACTAATGTCACTTAAATAACTATAAACTAATTATGAATTAAATGGTTAAAGACAGTATAATATCTGTCTAATTTGTACAAGTAGAAAATAAAAAAATGACCCACGTTAGTGGGCCAAAACTTACCAATCAAGTTTCCAATCAGTTATTGGGTCACCGTGAATTTTCTGATACCTAAGTTCCAGGGAATTTGTACAGACCCATTTTGAGTAATGGACTCCACGATAACAGAGATGAGCAAACGTCATTTCAGGTTCAACAGGACGACGTTTCTTGCGATTGCAATTTATCCTTGGTACGTAGAGATCCATTATTCATAAGCAATTTTATTTTTCTATATTCTATTGTCCTTAAGTTCACTTTACGTAGGTCTGACCACGATAAGTGAAAGTGCCATGTACATTCTGAGGATGACGTGAGTCAGTGGTGTACAAATTACCACGATAACGAGTCTCACTCAGCTTGATTTGATTAAGCTCTTTACGGGCACGCTCAAAGTTATTACGTGCATTCACAATTGCACGAGCTTGCAGTTCAGTCATTTGAATTCTCCAGTAGGGGTTTATATTTCCCGTTGCTTCCCACTGGTTGGTGGTACTTGCGTCCTCTCTGAGGATCAACGTATATCTGTATTGTAGCTATTGTTACTAGTTTATGGTGAACTATTGGTGACCGTAATGATAAAAGTTACCTTTCGGATGGAACATAGGGTCCATAATTGGCAAACCATTATCTCCCAATTCGTTACCTACGTTAGATCTGTTGGACAATTCACTTTGACCTTTAAAGTATTGACGACCATTTAGTATCTTGAGAGCTTTTGCAAGACCATCAGGACCATCTCCTGAAAATAGACGCTTTTGTAACGCAGGGTCATGAGTTGCTTTCCCTAACTCAACTGCCTCGTATTGCCATGGATCTCTTTGAAAGACTACTTCTTTAGCAGTATTAGGGAAGTCAGGACTTCTCATCCTATTAATCATTGATGCTGCTACTCCAAACTCATCATCAGTACCGCGAGCAGCTTCCCCGCTGACGCCGTATGCAATCCACTTCTGGTCTTCAGGAGTTAAACCTTCAAGATGGTCAATCGAAGGCTTGGTAGGAGCTGTAGAAACAGTCGGTTTCGGTTTCGCGGGAGAAGATGCTGAATTCATGAGCAATTTTTGTAGTTTAGTACCTGCCCATCTCGTTCCTTCAACAACAGGTCCAAACAACAGACCATAAAGTTTCTGATATTCCCGTTCCATTGTTAAATTTATTTCATTACCGATATATTTTATTTTATCTAATGCTAATCCTGCATAAAGCCGTAATCTAATAAGTACTTTTTTGTCAGTGGTGTAGGTTTATAGATTTCCCACATAGCACCTGTTTTACATGCTTTTAATGCGTCTACAGTCATGCCTTTAGTAGCTTCAGCCCATTTAGCTTCTTGCTCCCAAGGTATTGCTTTAGGGTTAGCTGCATACACAATTTTTGTTAGGTATTTATGTATTTCAGGGATTTCATTATCATCCATAATGACAGCAACAAATGAATTATCTAATGTGCCTGCCATACAGTCTTGAGCTAAATGCCAGCCTTCGTGCCTTAACGTTCCAATAAGATGCTTTGAATCACGCATATATTTTAAATTTAAAAATATAGCGTTGTATTTAGTATGGTATATACCTTGATCTTGTGGTTGAAAATATCTTGCTGGTGCAACATAAATGTTAATTCCTAGATCAATAATTGCATTTGTTAGCTGGACAAACTCTTCCTTAATAGTCTCAGCTTCTGACCCTGTGACTATTTCATGCAGCTGATCTCCTTTTGTAATCTGAACAACGTCTTCTGTGCATTCTCGCAAGATCATGCATCCGGTTGCTTCAGGAGTAAAAAATTCAACTTTAGGATCTTGTGCATAAACAGGCGCACAAAAGCACAGCAAAGCTGCAAGTATTTTTTTCATTAATTTATATCTATCTTTTACTTACTTTAACTATTTATTTTCGCATTTGATATTCAAGAACTGCACCTCTTAGTCTTGTCTGTAAAGCATGTAATCCTTCTTGCTCTGCTGGCTCTCCACCAGGCCACTTGTCAAGATGAAAATCAACAGATTTAAGCAGAAGCCGTGCCGCAGCTTCATTAATTTGTAACGCCAGCATCAATGGTTCGTCTTCCATAAATATATAGCGAGTGACTATTGTAATTTTAAGCTAATATCAAGCCAAGGGAAAAGTGGTGGAATTACTCCAATAAGTCGAAGAAGGCCCTCAGCAAAAAGTGCAAGAACAACCCAGCCAACACACATACTAATAATTCCAGCGTTACGATTATGTTTGCGTATTGCATCATCAATCATCTCCTGTACTTCTTCTTTGGTCATAATCTTAATCTTCGTTTGAGTTCAGATTGCAGTGCTTGAGAAGCTGTCGGCAAGTTCGCTTTTAGTAAATCCATTGCTTGGCTAGTTCCACCTTTACTTAAATAAGCACGTTGAATAGGAAGGTTGTGCATAATTTTGACAAGCTTCTCTGAATTAGCAATTGGCATTCCACTTCCAAATGTAGCTATTGGTTGAGCAACCCAGTCAATTCTTCCGGGTTTATGTGAAATTCGAGATCTAAAAGCTACAGGGTCATTTGCAAGATTATCTGCTTGCATTTCAAGTCGATTAATTTTCCAGTAATTAGGATCAACATTCATACGCTTAGCATCAGCTGCATATGAGAGAGGATCAGATTGCATTCCTAGTTCAAAGGCTCTGTACCCACCAGGGGTTTGATAAAGCCGCATCAAGGATTCTGGAAACAGCTTTTGATAGTCTCTTATATTCTCTTCTACGTCACCTAAGTGCCGAACAGTAACCGATGAATCAGGATGAAACCTTGGATCAGGTGTATCCCAATCATTCATAGGTACATTTTTAAGGCTCATAAATTCAACTTCGTTGCCGCGTGAAGGGCCATCACCCAAGTTTGCTTTCCATTGACGTTTATAAAAAACATCAGGAGATAGCTGAACCCCAATAGAGCGGGGAAGTTCTCCTCTTCGAATTCTTTCTTCATTGATTTTTTGATATAAATCAAACGCTTGAAGACTTAGATTTCCCATACTTTCTTGTAAAGGAGATTGGGGTGCAATAAGTCTCTGTAAATCGGCTCTAGCCTTTCCAGGATCTATAACATACGATTCTCTGGGAGTGATTTCCATTTTTTGTACCTACGTTCGTATCTCTCCAATGCTTTCCAATGAATAGAGTTCACACGTTCAAATAAGTCAGCGTTACCACTCATTGATAAATCCCACAAAAGATTATCAAGTGCTATGACCAATTTGTTGGCTTCTAAAACTAATGCATCAGGCTTCATGTTCATTATATCAATGAGTTTTGGCCCAGTTTTCACCAGTTGTAGCAGCGGCGGCAATGGGGACCTTAAAGTTGTAATACTCTCCGGCTTTAGGAGCTGCAGCTATACAGATGCCTACCATTTGAAGTGCTTCTGATGGAACAACAGAAAACTGTTGTTCATCATGAACATAAGCACAACGAGTATAGTCAACGTTGTACGTAAGTCCTGCAGCATCGATCATATCTTGAGTACATACAACCCACCTTTTGCTCAAAATCGCGCCGGCTGACTGAAGCAAGAAATTAAGCGAGCTATGTTCTGCGCGACAAAAGATTGGACGACCGTCAAGCCCTTTGAGGCGGCCAGAGCTGCGAACCTTTTGCTTAACAGCCTCCACAAGAGGCTCTAGGCCAGGAACGGCGTCGAGAAACTTACGTCTGAGTTCAGCTCCTAAGGATTTTTTCTGTGCATCAGAAAGCTCCGGATGCAGACTATGGCCTAACTTGAGGTCGCCAGCGCCATAGATAAAGGCGTAAATCAGGGTCTTAACCTCAGACCGGCTGCAGCCCACACGGTCAGCGTTTTGCTGGTGGATATCCCCTTCGAGGACAACACGAGCAAAGGAGCCCTGGTCGAACCTATGGAGGTAGTGCCCTAAGCATCTAAGTTCCAGGCCTTCTAAGTCACTGCCTACCATGGTCATACCATGGTGTGGAACAAAAAGCTCACGTGCCCAAGGTGCACTCACAACCTGCCCGAGGTTGGGACCCCGGTGAGCGTTTCGCCCAGTTTGTGTAGCAAGCGTACAGCTGTGATGTATGCAACCATCCGGTTCAATGGTGTTAAACCATGAGTTAGATCCTTCTGAAAGCTGGCCAAGCCATTTCTGTAATGTCAGTAGGCGAATAAACCACTCACACTCTTGATGTAGCGCCGGATTTTTTTGTTGAAGCGCGATGTCACGTATTTCAGAAAGAGTCGCTTCGTCAACTTTAGGTTTCCCTGTATCCGTGCGCTTAATGAACCGTGCTCCACGGTGTGTCTCAAGTGCCCAGGCGATATGCTGGCGGCTTGTTGGGTTGAAAGACTCTAAACGAGTCATGGGTGCACCTGAGTGGTAGCCGTTTTTCTTGTCCCTACGTTTTGGTGTAAATACTTTACCTGGAACATAACGATAACGTTTAGCTATTTTTTGTTCAATGCCGTCAGATTCAGCCTTGAGTTGATCTCGGACTTTATCTGCATTATCTAAATCAAAACGAAACCCAGAAGCTTCTTGCATGGCCATGATATTAGCCATACGCATTTCAAGTTCTGCACAATCAAGCATAGTCTTCCATCCTCCTCATCATTAATTCGTAGAGTTTTAAAGTAACTGAAGTATCTTGAATGCAGTAATCCAACATCTCAGGTGTATATACATCCCAAGCTGCTTCGTGTTTAGCAAAATCACCTTTAAAACACTTTAATCTATAACCCCAAGCTTCGAGTGAATGTCTTCCGTACAATTTTTGAGGCATGCCTGTAGGACGCCTTTCATAATCACGGTCAAGAATATGGGGGTAAAACAAACGAGACAGCACAAGAGTATCAATAAGTTCTCCTTCGAAGTCGAAGTCATATTGTTCTTTTATAAGTGGAATATCATAACCAATAATATTATGTCCTATTAGTACGTCTGCACGGCGAAGTCGCTCAATACCCATATCAATTGTCTGGGTTTTTCGACAGTCATAAATAAGTGGTTCATCAGTATCATTTAAATCCCTTGCGACAATGCAATGAATATTAGAACCTTGTCTAAGTAATCCAGTAGATTCAAGGTCGAATAGTAGAGATTGATTCATAGTCTTCTTCTGTATATTCTTCAATGTTGAAATTGTCTGATTCAATCGGATTTGGCGAGGAATACGTCTGCTTCTTGGATTTTTTATTTTGTTGATATTGCTCTGTTGATTTTTGATTTGCAAATCTTGGATCTGGATCTTCATAATAAGGAATCATATTGACTAAAAGTTCACTAGCTAAGCGTCCTGCCCGATGATATTCTTGTTTGTAATGAGCCTCCCATTCACCACGAGAAAGATATACAACTTTTTTAATTCCCATTAAATGTAACTGTGCTACAGAAGCACTAAAAGGATACCGGGTGGTATACACAGTTGCTCCAGCTAATGGTGTGCCTCTTTTTGAAGCCACAGCTATGGCATAAGAGACACAATCGAATTCAACTCTGCAGTGTGCGAGACATGTTCTCCCATCACCAATAATTTCGCGATCTCTAACAATTACACATCCACCTGGAGCTAGAGGATGGTTAGATCCACTTTCAACTGCCTTTGCGATGTTCATGAAATATTGATCTTTATCTTTCAAATATGATGGGTCACCTTTTACAACAGTCATAGTTTATCAATTAAACGGTCAAGGTACCAGCGAGCTTTGAGTGCGTCTTGCTTGGGATTTTCTTTTAGCCAAAGTCTTAACAAGTACTTAAGAGTATTCCATTGAAGGCCTCCAATAACTGCGTTAGGAGCATCTATTACAGCATCTTCAATAGTGTCAATTGCCTCTTGCCCACCACTAGTGTAGTGAGAAGGATGATTAATTGAATTATCTACATTTTCGTCATCGTTGGAGGTTCCTCCGTAGGAGAGTTTTGTAAACTCCAGATCATCAAATATGTCCAAATCAACCTTGTTAGACTTATCAAATTCTAGAAAGTCAGAGTTCATCATGTAGTGATCTTTTGCTATATACTACATATATTAAATGAATAAGAGTCGTTTTGTGGCACAAAACAATAAAGCCGGTGGTAACCGGCAATCACTAACAGAGTCTATTGAAGTTGATCCATACATACAGTTCTTAGAGAATTGGATTCCTGGAATCGGTGAAAGTACAGATTTACATGACCAATTGCACATGCATTTCAGGCTAGGATTTAATGTAAGTGATGAAGCTAAACTGCTGGGATTTCAGTTAGGGCATCATCCAGCTGGTTCTTTTTTCCATGTCATAATCTTTTGCATAATGAGTATGACAATTTATCCAAAAGCATATAAAAATGATTTCAAAAATATCAAAGAATTCTACAAAGCTTATTTGCTAGGCAAGGATTGGCAATCTGTTTCTTATTGGTTTATACCAAACAGTATATTAATCGAACATTTCAACAACGTTTGAAATATAAATAAGAGCCTCTATTCTCAAGCACTTCATGATCTAAGATATGTTTAGACAATTCCTTATAAACAAAGTCAACTGGATGAACGACATGATGCATATAAACAGAAATCCCTTCTGATAATTCTGGGATATCAGGCACATACCAATAATCAGGTACGAGGGCTTCCCATGGTTCTAAATCAGAAGATAACCAAGAGTTTAACTCCTCTAACCTTATTGCGGTTTTAATGATATGAGATTCGTGGGCAGCGCTTTCAGGAATGCAGAGATATTTATCCTTATAAAGCAATGCGTGTTTCCACATGATAGATCCATCCTTGACAATTAGTCTACAAGGATGGACTCGTAACCCTGACGGGAGGCAATACAAATAATCATTAGCGATATTTTTCTGCATTAAACATTGCCTCGCTTTTCTTCATAAAATTCGAGGTCTTTTGACCAATTGTCTCCAGCGTATTCGTTGAAACATACTCGTCCTATATCACGGAATGTATCGTAAAATAATGAGTATTTGTCAATGTCTGAAATTGTTAAGTCTAGTGGGGGGCCATAAACAATTACATTCCAAGTAGAAGGTGAAACATGTTCAAAGCCAGCTGCAGTCGCTCGTAATTGACGGACCCGCTTGAACGGAATGCAAAAAGGATAATCATAAATAGCTGGCGCTGCTCTAAGTAACTCAGAAGCGCTTGTAAAGAAAACAAAACTATCGATATAGTTATTACGATATTCGCTAAGAGTTTTATTGAACCATAAGCGACTATTTTTAACTGCACCTTTTGGCGCTACAAAAACATTGCCATGCCAGTGCTCTTGCAGAGGATTAACCTCAAGAGTAGGTACTGAAACAGCGTCAACAAGCACTTGCTGTACAGGGTCAGACGTAGGATCAAAATCAATACTGCCCATTACAGATCGTGCTCTCTCAATGATCTGAGGAGTCGGATAGAGAGGTAGCTTTAATCCTTGTGCTTTAAGTTTATCCTGTAAATTCTGATGCGAACGCTCGGAGGCTTTCTTGGCTCCCTCCTGCTTCCACAGCAAATGTTCTTGTTCCTGCATCACTAATTAGGGTAATTAAAACATGATTTTGCCAATCATTAGTATTAACTTTATCTATCAGGGGTTTCAAAAACGCACTAACATCATCGTCACCTTCCATTTCAGCAACAATTAAATCAGATTCAATATCAGCTCCTGACATAAAGACAGTCGAGTCATTGATTAAATTAATGACTAGAGTACCTGCGCCACGCGATTCGATGCCATTCAATGCAATGTTAATTAAATCAGACAAGATTAATTCAGCAGTAGCGAGAAGGAATTTCTGCTCTTGCTCTTTCTCTTGTCCAAATTTATCTGAACTAACAAGTTGATTTAAAAGGTCGGTACGACGTGACATAATATTATGACTCTTTAATAAGGATAGAGAAATTAATAGTCGTCCGTGGGGTTGAATTGATCATCATCTGGTTTGCTGTATAAGCCCGGATGATGTGGTTCAATTTGAGTGATGTGCCTACCTTCCATAATGTCGGACATGACAGCTTGAACTCGTTTTTCAAAACTAGAATCTTTATTTAAAAATAAATCATTGTGATCACTAATCAGATCGCTTTGATCTAGTTTTGCTTGCTTCTCCTCTTCAATGAAAGCCTGCTCAACCATGTATTCTTGAACTTGCTGTTTGAGAGTATGGACTTGGCAAGCAAGTTCAAAGCTTTCAATATAACTTTCATCATCAACAAATACACCAACGTTCTGTGGTATTAAATGAAAAGGATTACAGCAGTATTTATTGCCACAAGTTGTTTTTACTCCTGTGTAACCTAAATCTCCCCAAGTAAACCACATAGCAACTCTTTGAGGATGATGCTGTGTGGATGTACTAATTTCTGGTCTGCGCCAAGAGAATTGTGGCTGTTTAGTTCTTTTATTAATACAGCCGTTCCAATTCCAACATTCATCTGGATTACCAATGTCAACTTGGCTCCAGAATTTGAGAGCGCGATTGCGGTGTTTTTTAAGCAGTGATTCAATATCAAATGAAATTCTACCCTCACGTGCAGCAGCAACGCAACGCGTACATGCTTGATGGCTGTCGTATCGCATAGAGCGATTAGAAAAGCGCCCCAGTCCGTGACCCGCGTAAATGCAAAGCTCGCCCTCTACAGACGTATTGGACATCTGTGCATGTCGTCTGCCGTAAGCATGTCCACCTTTATGTTTAGGCTTAGCTTCACCCATTAGAAATGCCCCTCTGGCTTGGCAAAACTTCCGCCAAGGGCAGGATATTGATCTTCGAGAGATAGAGCAGAAAGTTGTTTTGAAATCATATATTCGTAGCGAGTACTATTTTCGTATTTAATACGTACTAATTTTGCTTTAGGGGTATAGTATTCTGGAGTCCCAACAACAATTGCATTGAGACCATTTGATGCTACTTTTACTCGCAGTCCTATTTTAATATCTTTTGTAAGCATGATATCTTCTGATCTTTTTAAAGTGTAATTAAAAGTCTTGTAAAATGTGATCTTCAGGCAAAGGATCGTTTGCTGGTCGAATCCACAAGCGTATTGATTTCTGGCGACCAGTTACTGGATCTTTTCGAGACGTCACTTGGCGACGCCAGCCCATTGATTGAAGTACATCAGCTACTCGTCGTGATTCACGTCGACTTTGTTGACGCGGATCTAAATCGAGGGCTTGAGTTAATACCTGTGATGGGGTTACATCAGTTCTCAAGTTGACATAGGAAACAATCTTTTCCATCCAGGGATCTGGATCACCAAACTCCTGAATGTATTCTGATATATCAGCAATTTCACCACTGGTATATTCATAAGCATCACCACGCTCATAGGCTTGTATTGCAGAAAACCATAAATGGTCTCTTTCATTAACAATACGCTGCCAAGGAATTAAAAAACCTGTGCCGATTTCAAGCGGTACAAATCTCCTGTTACCTGTACTATCGACAAGAAACTGATTTCTATTGGTTGTTCCAATAGTTACGAACCGACGTTGAAGCCGTTCTGGATGACTTGCGTAAGGCCTACGTGTTTCATCACATCTAGTAGTTATCAGGTTTTTGAAATTTTCAATATTTTTTGGATTGAAAAAATGATCAATTTCTGGAAGCTCCAGAATCCAGGCAACATGCAAGCGATATTGTTCTTTGATCAACGTCTCAATAGGAGTTGTTATTTCAGCAAACAATTTGTCAGGTACAAGGCTCCGGCTAAATTGTGATTTCCCTACTCCTTGTGCTCCTACCAAAATAGGTAACCAGGACATGGAGCAGCCTGGGTTCCTCGCACGAGCCACTGCACCGATCATCATTCGTTGCATGGCAAGTGTTGCAAGCCTATGCGGATTGCCTAGAAACACTTCTCCTAAACGATCCCAATCAGGATGAGGCAGTGCACCTTTTACACAGCTATCAAGATACTCATTAATAGGGCAGAATTGGTTGATGGATGCTTCATACTGAACAGCGACTTTCATCCTTTGTTCAGGAATAAATCGACCATGTTCAATGGCAAGCTTCGTGGTCATAATGTCAATGTCATTTCCTTCAAGAGTTGACGAAGTACCAAAGCAATCAGTGACATGTATTTGACTGGTAAGGAGGTTCTTACGTATAAATGGAAAAACCTCTTTTAATTTACGTCTATCTTCTTGCCGCTCTTTAGCTAGATCATCGTTACCTTTTTTAGGGCGACCACGTTTTTTTGGAGTAACGGCTGTATCGGGAAGTGGTTCTGGATCTGGTAAATTATTTTGATTCATTTTTGGCAGCTCAGTAATCAAAGAGTCTAAATCTGGTAACGGCTCATCTCCTTCATATCCAACAGCAGAGCAAAATGATTGAAAAGATAGATGTGAAGGTAGATAACTTGTCCAGTTCGAATCTTGCTTTTTTGCAAGCGAATACAGTGTAGTATGGCCAGCGTAATTACCGAGACCTTTCCATTTGTAAGGTCTGATATTGTCTTCTTTTTGGCCATGATGGCCACGTAATACCCACGCTACCCAAGCATCAAATATTTCTGTGCCAATGCCAGCGCAGGCGGCCATGACAGGTACGTAATAAGACTCATATTCGTTATCGTCTGATGGTCTCAAGAACTCACGTAAAAGCCACGAGCAGCGCTCTACGTCAAGTGACGTGACATCAGAATGAGCAAAGCTAACTGGCTCTTGATAACTAATATCCTCAAGCAAGAATGCTGGTACTTCTATAGGACGTTCAATCTGAGGAATGTTCCATCTAAACTCAGCAGCAGTATTGCCGTACCACAGTCTTTCAGGCTTTTGGCCACAGTTATCTTTAAGAGCATCAAGCCCTAACTCAGCTATTAGGCGATCGACAACTAGCCAATAAGCTCCTTTGTGCTGCGAAGTATTGTCTAATGAGATTTCGAGAGGAAAAAGGGCGCGAAAACGGTGCTCATCTTCTGTATGACTAGCTGATGTATATGTACATTTACACCAGTTTTTTGCTGTATCAGTCTCCCAGAACTGATCCAAAGAGACGTCTCCATCAATATCAACAACAATTAGATTGCTTCCTCTAGCATTCTCGCCTTTTCGATATCTATTAGCAAAATGAGTTGCGCACCAACCAAAGCCAGCACGAACCCATCCTTCTAACCACTGGATATCTTCGTTGATGTTTAGCCAACCTACTGCAACCTTATGTGGATTAGTTTTGTTCTTGCAGTTCTTGTTGACTGCAATCTGAAGTTTCATTATTGTCTTCTTTTTCGTGGAACTGTTGAGCTCGCTTCAAGAAACGAGATTCATGTAATTTAAGCTGATCGCCGTCAATAAAGATACCTTGGGTAGTTTCATCAGTAGAAACAATAACTAAGGCAACATCACATAAAAAACCAGTGCGTTCATTTAGTGCATACCTATAAGCAGCCATTTGTTGAGCGCATTTTTGGTATTTACGGAAGCCACCAAAACCCATACGATCACCTTTATCAGGAAACGTATTCATATATGGACTATTACTGGTTTTAAAATCAGCAATGACTTTTACACCTCCTATTTCGCCTATTAGATCTGGGCAGCCAGCATATCTGTGTTCAGTACTCCAAACAAAAGATACCTCTTTGTCATCAGAGCGCAAGTGATACCAATCCTGACGAAGAGGCCGCTCTGACCAGTGAATTATATCAAACCAATCAAGGTATTGGGACATTCCATTCCAAAAGCCTTGATATTCATCCGCGCAATCCACAGGAATTCCTCGAATGTGGTCTTCACAACATTTGTGTATTGCTGAACCACGAGTACTAGCAGCTTCAAGAGCGCCAGGGTTATTCAGTTGCCAAGTACGTAAACCAGCCTTTGATTTTTCGGATTCAGTGGCCGACAAAACTGTCGTCACTGACGGGAGATACATCCCGGAACACAGATATTTACGATAGCCGCTAGGAGTTTGAATTCTATACGGCTTCTCAGTAGTCACTGTCTTCGTCTACCGCTTGGCTTTGAAAGTTCTGGCTATACGTTGGAGCTGCAGCTGCCTGTTCGGTTGGTTGAAACATCTGATACATCCTTCCTACTGCATGACCTACAGCTTCATTGACCTGAGATGATGCAATGACTTGTTGCCTTACTTCAGAAACTTCATTACGTAGAGCACCGATTTCTTGGCGCAACAAAGTGAGAATATCAACCAATGTAGGTTTTGGAGCAGTCTGAGGCGCTTGTACTGGTACAGCAGGGGCACCCTGTTGCATCTGAAGAGGTGGCTGTACTTGAGCGGCTGGTAGATCGCTCGTTTGCATTTGAGCAGCAGCTTGAGCAGCAGCCTGTAGACCAGGATCTGCTTGTTGCTTTCCAGCCATTACTGCAGCAAGACGAGCTTGTAGTTCAGGCGGTAAATTTTGTAGTGAGTTAGTCATAATAATATTTAAAATTCGTCGTTTAAATCAGCCTTTACTGTCTGGGGTTTGGTGGGTAAAACTGTCGAGCCACTTTTGTCGGTGCCGCCAGCCGGTAAACCTTTAAGGTCAGTTTGTTTGCCGTCAAAAGGATCTTTACCTTCAAAGAAGTTAGGAAGCCAAATTGATTCTTTCTCTTTAGTCCACTGTTTTTTAATCTTCTCCGGAACAGGACGTACCTTTGGGAGAATACTATATGTAGTTTCCAAGCCAGTACCCTTACGGCTGATTTTAATCGAGAAGTTTGCAAGACCTTCCTCCGTCCATGTGTAATCTTCGATTTCCATCAAGATTTCAGTTAACTGATCTCGAAGTGACTTCTGTTCAATAAATAGAACTTCAAGTCGTCCTCGTGCTGCTGAGGTAGCAACCCAAGCTAAAAACCTACGTGGTTTGACGTAGGAGCCATCAATTTTGGGACGATCGGGTTTGCTCCAATCAGTTTCACGAGCAAGATCAGAGGGATTATCAGGATAGCTACGAGTAACAACATATCCGTTGAAACGCAACTCCCCTGTCTTTTGGTCAGCTTTTTCAGAGGCATATTGCCATCCGACGATAGCGTGACCTGTTTCGTAGCAGCCAAGGAGCCTGAACTCTTCTGATTCACCATCACTTAGAGAGCTTGGTTTCCAATAAGGTTGGGGTTCTTTTGTTTCAATTTTGTCTTGTTTTTTTGTTAGTTCTGGAGGTAATACTTGGAGTGTCATTTATATATTTACTAGACACTCCAACTATAAGAACTAGAGCAATTATGTGTGAGGTTCTACATCATAGATTGGGGCATCCCATCCAGGGCGATTTAAATGGTTATGCCAAGCTCTTTCAATAATCCGGAGTTGGGTCAACTTCTGCGTAGCCCGCTGCTGAATTACTCGTCGCTGGATTCTGTCCGCTTCTTGGGCGATCCTTACGAGTAGAAAAATCACTCGCAACAATGGCACGGTAGGGAGAATCACTATCGTCTTTACGATATTCGCGCAAGTAACCTTGAACGCAGATGGGACGTCCTTTGCGGATTCGATCTTGTAATTTGGCTTTGCGGCTTTCATGTGCCTCAAGGAATAGCCAAGTTGTGATGTCCGAGTTATCAAGTGTTGATCCAATTTTGGTTGCAATCTGTCCATTTTTTCTCTCTTTGATTTCACTACTTCCGAAAAATGCATTACCCAAAACAACCTGATTGCAGTACATATCACTAGGAATGCTGGTTTCAAGTGTTGAGACAATGAGATCTAGCGGTTGACTAGTATCATCTGAAAAAACAAGATTACCAGTAATTAAAGCACGTGTACCAGGTACCCAACTCGTGAAAGCTGTGAGTTTTGGTCCTTCTCTGTTAAAGCAGAGCAGCCGGAGTCGGACCTCTCCATTAGAACTACTAGAGGGCACAACAGCACTAGCGCTGATATAAGACAGCCCATAAGCATCGACTGTATCGGTAGCAGATCCGGTGAGTTCAACAGTTGCAGCTATAAAATTCATATTGACTGAATATCTTTTCAGTCTTAAGTTTAATCAGATGTCCCACATAGCGTGGGCTACAGTGGGAAAATTGGTAGTTATAATTTCTTTAATAGATTCAGCAATTAGACGATGCTCAGCTTGAGTGCCGTTACCGCAACGTAAGTCACAGTAATGGAGCCAACTACGCAAAGTCCCAGACATATACAGACGAGTAACAGTATTGATTGGTAGTACTGATCGTGCACATTCCTTTGCAACTCCTGAGTGGAGGAGTGATTCGTAAAGATTGACTGCTTCACGGAAGTGATCATCAATTCTTTTTTGGTAGTATTCAGTTCTTTCTGATTCAAGATCGTCTATAGAGTTTTGCCGATTACTGGCATCTTGTCTTCGTAAGTCAGGGTTTACTGTCGCAAAAGTATCTGTAGGAATGGCGTATCTCTGACTAAATTCCTGAAATGAGAAGGAACGGTGTCGTAAGATTTGAGGAGAAATGGCACGTGTTGTGTGTATTTCACAGCACATAGAAACCATTTCAAAGGGACTCCAATGTTTGTGCTTAATGAGATACCTTAAAAGTTTTTCAACTTCGGGGTTATCTTCATTCTTGGGATTAGATACTCTGGCAATCTTACCTATGAGTGACTCCGCGTCTGGAGTAACCCATATTAGTTGTGCATTATGCATAATTAATAATCACAAATCTCGCATTTAGGGCAGTGCTCATGCCAGTAAATATGATAGCCTTCGATAAAACAAGCAAGAGCAAGCAAGAAGATAATAAAAGTTTTTACCATTAAGCGTATTGTGGGAGGTTAATATTATTTGTCTCGAAGAAAGCAGGCATGCGGCTTGCTCTTGTATCGGTAAGTCCAGCCGCTTTTCCTCGCTCATAAAGACTGTTTGATTGATTCATCCAGAAGTTGGCAGATAGATACTTATTTTCGTTTTCAGCATCTAATGATTGTAAAAACCAGTCAACAGTAGCTTTGCGAAGGTTGTTCAGTCGTTTATCCGATCCGAGACCGAGTGATTGGCAAACGAGTGTGTTCGCGCATACGTGGGTCTGCTCGTCTCGGCTGATATCGGCTGAAGTAGTTCTAAGTCCTGTGTCTCCGAGATAGCGGAATATTGGCAAGAGCACGAAGAACACGGATCTTTCAAGGACCACAGCTTTGAGGACAGGGTGTCGATCAAGCTCAAGCCAAGCCTTTTTAATTCTCTCAGCTTCAGCTTCATAACGGGAGGGTATCCCATGAGCTTGGGCAGCAAAATCCAATGCGATATCATGCTTTTCCTCGTCTTGTACGTTGGACTTAAGGAGCTCCATGCATCCGATTTCTTCGGGCAAGTCTCCTTTCATTGCTTCAGTAATAAAGTCGCCTACAGGGATTTCTAGACAACGCAAAGCCAGACCACGAAGAACAACGTCTTCACCACCCTCAAGTAACTTGCCAGCAGATACGGCAACAGGGGTCCATGTACGTTTACGAGCGATCAGTTTTTCATAGGCTGATCGTGGGCTAGTAATCCCAGCACGGACCTGTTCTTCAGGGCTGCCGAGTACAGCAAGTTCTTGCTTAGATACTTTGTAGGTCATTTCAATAAAAGATTATTCAGCGCAAGTTGAACAAAAATTGTCCAAGGTAATGGGTGTATCGTTATCGTCGGGGTCAAGATCGCTAAAGGTGAAATCGTATGTTTCATCCAGGGCAGCCATAGCATCGTCTTTAGCTTGCGTATTCTGCATAACTTGAAGACTGTAGTAAAGACTTGTTTGCGGAGAATCTAACCACTGCTTAATGAACAGCTCGTCATAAATACATACGTCGCTCCATGAATTGAAGCTATAACCATGAGCTAGACCTGTTTGATTAAGCATATACATGATTCCATCAACTACACGTGTGTAATCACGCCAGCCAACTTCTTCAGCCGTTTCTACGTTTCCGTAATTAACTTGCTCGACACCGAAGGTTGAGCTGTCCCTATCCGTAACGCGCCCAATTGGTGGAGCCAACTCGGGGGCGGTGGTATAGCCTGCTCGATCTGTATATCTATAAGAACATGAAGCTGTTGGAGCGATAGCAAAAGCACGATCCATGTTGGCGGCTTTAGCTATGTCTGCAGCATCTTCAATGCCTTGTCGTAGTGCTCTTACAATATTAAGTGCTTTAGGAGTCACCGTTGATTGGTGAGAATAACCAAGATGATATTCAATAGCATCAGCAAACTCAGAATAAAGAACACCTTCAAGAGCTAGCAGATTAGCAAGGCCTAGCATTCCTAAGCCCACTTGTCGATCTTCTTCTTGTGAAAGATACTCTCCAGTATTTTCTACACCTGTTTGAGAGTGCAGATTAATGAGCTCTGTCATTCCTTCTTTAAAGGCATCAGAAATTTCTTCTGGGGAACAAGCTCCAAGATTAATGTGCTCTAACAAACAGGTACCACGACTACGGAGGAACACTTCAAGGCAAACGTTGGCATAAATTCGTTGACCTTGCTGATCATGGCGAATTTTCGCAAGCCAAAGATCACCACGTGCAATACCATCAATAATTTCTTGTTTTACATCTTGAGAAGAATGCATCCACATTTCCTTGTCAAGGTTTACGCACCGCTTTACCCAGTCGTATTGTTGCCTTGGAAGATTGCAAAACTCAATAATATCAGGATGATCAAGGTCTAAATGGAGGACGACTGCTCCGTTTTTGTAATAACCGCCCCTTCGGAGTTCGGAATTTTGGACGTTATAGAATTTTGCAAACGAACACGGGCCGCTCGCAACGAGCCCACGGCCATTCTCACTTCCTCTAGGTCGGATGTTTGAAAGATGTACAGCAACTCCAGCTCCATATCGTAGAGCGTGCGACACAAATTTCCAGCTTGCTTCGATTCCATTAGGTCCCTCCATTGAGTCGTCTACAACAAAAACCGTACAGCTAACAGGGAGTCGGCTCTCGGGATTATCCATCCAGTTTTGAACACGCCCAGTGCGGGCAATTTTTGAGTTATTCATATCAGTGAAATCCAAATTGTGATGAAAAAGGACCGTTGCTAAAAAGATCGTCGAGAAATGGCGGTTTGTAATTAGGCCCTTTCAGTACTTTTCCGTCTTCGCGATAGATAGGTTTACCTTCATCGTCTAGTTTTGACATGTTACTTTTATGAACACGTCTAAGCGCTTCTAGTAAATCCCATTCAAGATTTTCAGAGTATTGAAATATTACATACACCAGATCCGCTAGCTCTTTAAGAGCATCAGGCTCTGATCCTTCATACGTTCCCAGTTTAAGATGAGCTTCGGTAAATTCGCGAAACTCTTCTTCAATCAATGTGAATTGGAAGTCACCTTTATGACTTGAGTTTATTACATTAAAAGCCTTTCTAAATTCAATAGCTTGTTCGCTTGGATCCATGAATATATTTGTTGTTGTAAAACAGTCTAATTATAGGTTGAATCATTTATCCCGAAAGGTAATGCGACCTCGGGAAAGGTCAAAAGGAGATAATTCAACAGTGACATTATCTCCAACAAGAAGTTGGATTTTTCTAGTGATCAACTTACCTGAAGCACGGCAGAGGCATTGGTGCCCTTCAGGTTCATTCAATTCAACATTGAAATAGCCATTACCGCTTTCCTTATAAATAACTCCCTGCGCTTCAACAACGTTTGCTTTATTATTTGACATTTCTTTAAGAGATCTTTTGCTATTTATATGAGTATTCAAAGTTCGAAGTCAGGAAGATGATTTTCTATTTTGTCAATCATGTCATCTACAGATGACACAGCTTCTAATCGTTGAAGCAAGTCAGCAATAGCTGCACATGTAACAGGTCGCTCCTGTCGCGCAGCAAAAGCTAATGCATTTCTAATTTGTCCTTCTGCTGCTTCTAGTGAGTCTGTAACTGATTTTGAAAGAGCCATGGATATTTTTTCTATTCTGCGGGATGAGCATATGTATATGCATCTAAAGTTGATGGAAGAGCCTCAATAATCTTGGTAGCTCCTACAATTTTTTCGACAATGGATTCCTTACCGTCACACCATTCATCTCCATCATCGTCGATGGCGCAAACGAGGTCTTCGTGGCAGACAACTAATGTTGGCGTAGACGCCACCTCAAAGTCCTCCGCAAGCGCCGTAAGAGAGCCACTGGGTGCCTTAAAAGGGACCATTTTGAGCTCTGCTTTCTCAGTCTCCGAAAGAGTATTGATGTAGTCCTTAAGACGTGTACATGGTGGGCAGGAGTCCTGAGTAAAGACATATAGCTGATACAATTTCATCATCTATTTATGCAGTGGTATATGGGCAACACTTGATCACACGGTATGCATTTTTATAATGCTCAAGTACAGTGTCGATTGCATTGCGAGTTGTGGTTGATGCCACAAAAACTGTAAATTCCTTACCATCACCATCCAAATAGATGGCTTTGTATTCTTTGTTGACCATTTATATATTATTACGCAGGTCTACCATTAGTGTAATAAAAACCCCCATGAGTGTTGTATTCATTTGATTTGCATGCGTATTTGTGTTGATACGCACGTTTGGCTAAGTTATAAACTAAATCAACTCGATCACCAATTTGTACGTCGTCCAAAGGAGTGCACAGGATGTACTTTACCTCTGGATCTTTACGTACATATTCCATTTCAGCTTCGTAAGCGAAAGCTTCCATGTCGTTGATGTCGCAAATGCGTGGTTCAGAAACAACCACGGCTTTCATCGGCTGAGGTGGCTTTTTCATTCTTCAAGAAGGTGAGGGTAATACTGTTTAACTTCAGTAATAAACTCTTCGTTTGTATAATCATCGAGAGTGCAGTCGATGCTGTCATAAACAAAAGCACACAATGTTTTTAGATCCATATCGTCAACAATCTGTTGGCAATAGGCATCTTGAAGTTTGTCCCGTTGTTCAGGTGTCATTTAGCAAGTTCAATGGTGACTGGTGGAATGTATTGCTTTTCAGCTAGATACACATCAAGCTTCTCTCGTCCATCTGGTGGCAAATATCCATAAAGGATATTAAGAACTTGATTTAAATAGAACTCACAAGTTTGAGGCGCATCTTGCTGATTAGCTGCGTAGCAAAGATTAATTGCTTCTTGTAAATCGTAATCTTGAATGTTGATATCCATCGCTCATTACCTGTTCTAAAATGTCTGGTTTTTTGAGCCGCTCAAGCAGAGCTTTGAGAGACCCAATTGTGTGTTCGTCTTCAATGTCTACTAGATTTTGGAGCCATGCAACATCAAGCCGCATCCTCCTCAGCATTGTCAGTTCCTTGATCAATGGATGAGACATAATCTTTGGCAATTTTGTCAATCTGTTTATGCACAGAACTTAAGTTAATGTTTGCTTTCTCAACCAACGCCCCGATAGCATTACGGGAACGAAGGTTGAGTGTAGGAAAACTATCAATCAAATACTGATTGATATCAACAGTAAGTTTACGTGCAGGTTGGCCATGAGTGGCCATCAGAAATCCCCTGCAGCTGCAGCAAGCTGGCTGTTGGTGACGGGAGCATCTTCTACAGCAGTAGCGACAACAGGGAGGCCTGTAACAGCTTCAGAGATGAGCGCTACACAATCACGGATGATCTGTTCTTTTTCAGCTTTGTCTGCTTCATTGAGTTGCTCTTTGATTTCTTCATTAACAACCTTGATACCGTTGTTACGAATAGCAGCAAAACAAGGCTTGAGTTTAGAAGTACCTTTCCAAGTATCAATGTTGATGATGGAGTCAAGGGAATCTTGCACAAACAAGCCCATCAGGCCAGTAATAATGCATTTTGACCAAAGTGTGGTCAGGCCAGAGGTGAGCATGATAGAACTACCTTGTTGCGTCTCAATGAATACATTGAGTTTAGTTTGATTGAATTCACCAATGTCTTCACCAATGCTCAGGCCTGTGATGCGTACATTTGGAAAACGAGTGACAGGCTTACCATTTTGGTAAACAAAAGCTTCTTTACTGTCATCACCCAAGTACTGGAAATAAACAGCATCGCTTTCCTTGACTAGACCAATGCCAAACATGTAATCAACCTGGGGTGCAACACCGCCAGAAAGTTCAGAAAGAAGAGCGTTAGATGAAGTTGAAATAATAGTCATAGTTGATTGAGAGTTGATATTGCCTTAAGGCACAGTGGATATGGCCGGCGGTAGCTCGGCCAAGAGTTTTAAATATCACACAGATGATCTGGATTATCACCATATGTAGGATTGACGTCGTAAGACACAAGGATCTTCCACTCAGCCATATCTGAGAGAATTTCATATAGTGCGTCTTCGTCTTGATCGGGGCAATTGCCCGAAGCGGAGGTCTCGTAGACCCAATATTTGATTTCGTCGTCTATTAAATTTGGAAGTTGATATCTAAGATATTGCGCAAGGTTTGTCCAGTGCATCCTTACTTTATCAGTATCTAATGTCATTGTCAACTAATGATGGTAGCAAGCTCTCCATTGAGTTCTGCAATTTTTGCAGTGGCAAGGCCCTGAACGCAAGTCCAGGCAAGCTGGCCAGAGGCTTGGTGTTTATCGCAGAAATATTGAACAGTGTCTTCAATAATTTCTGTCAGCTCTGTAAGCTCTTCTCTTGATATGTTCATTTATCCATGGGATATATAGCAGGCCCAATCGCCGGGCACCACATAAATATAGCCGGTGGTAGCCGGCATAGGTGGTTTTTTATTATGTATTTCTACTTAAGTTATAAATGGAAGAATCTCCATAAATCTTGTGATCTTTATAGCCCACAAGCCTGCCTTTTGTGTTTTGCAAGGCAGGCATGAAGACAATAAAAAAGAACACACCAGGTGCTCCTAGAAGGAGCGCTCCTGCAAATAGATATCCCAGGAGAAGCTCAGTTATAGAATGCTCCATCACCAAATACCAGGAATAATTTGACCAGTAACTGCATACGAGCCAAACGCAGCAATAATGCCAAGCATGGCGAGTCGTCCATTCAACATTTCAGCTTTTTCATTGTGAGTTACGGAGACTTCCATAACTTGAACTGGTGGTTCCTTGGCGTAAATATTTGTCCGTCCACCGTCTTCTGTAATTACAGTCATTTTATATGTTGAGATATATTAACAAATATAACAAGACTTAGGTTTAAACGTGATTTCTTAAAGTAATACGATCAAGTTTTTCTTCAATTCGAACCATATGATCTTCCATTCGAGAAAGCATTTCATTTAGATCTTTTTTTGATACATAACGTTCAGCTACTCTGAGCTCAACTTGATCTAAACGACGATCTACTTCATGGATCCTCCCATGAAGCCTTGATGTAATGGTTGCCAAGCCAGCTATAGCGGCAATGGCTAAAGTAACGCTAGCCTCAAGCATCGACTGGTGACTCTGAATCCTTTACTCTAATTTTATCTAAAATGCGATTCACATCATTGTATTGAGGATTCTTCAATGACATATGATGGTGCATATAAAATACAAGAATCTTTTTTAGCAGAAGCTGTTCTGAAGTAGTTAAATCAGACATTTATTTAAAAGACGGTAGGGATTTTTTTATATCAGAGGGAATTTCTGTTTTAATGTCTTCTACGTCTGGCAGTTGAGATTCAATAATGTCAGTAATCTTGGGCATACAAGAAGACACTACTAATGCTAATGCGGCGATTCCAAGAATACGCATGGGTAAATTATATATCTGTATTTCAAGAATAACAATTACAAGAAAGCCCCAGCATTGCTGCCAGGGCGCTCAAGTCGAAGATGCAATTAGATCATCCAACAGATGGGGCAACAAGTGCCACTTCAGTTGTAGAAGCAGCGGCCAGGTCGAGGGGGAAGTTGTGAGCGTTACGCTCATGCATCACTTCCATACCTAATCCCTGACGATTGAGAATATCGGCCCAAGTATTAATGACACGAGACTGAGAATCGACAATGGATTGATTAAAGTTAAATCCGTTAAGGTTGAAAGCCATAGTGCTAACGCCAAGGCTAGTAAACCAAATACCAACCACAGGCCAAGCAGCCAAGAAAAAGTGAAGGGACCTAGAGTTATTAAAGGAGGCATATTGAAATATCAAGCGCCCAAAATAACCATGGGCTGCAACAATATTATAAGTCTCTTCTTCTTGTCCAAACTTATAACCGTTGTTTAGGCTTTCTTTTTCTGTTGTTTCTCTAACAAGGGAACTCGTGACAAGAGAACCGTGCATAGCACTAAAAAGAGCTCCACCAAATACACCAGCAACTCCAAGCATGTGGAAAGGGTGCATAAGAATATTGTGCTCAGCTTGGAACACCAACATATAGTTAAACGTGCCAGAGATGCCCAATGGCATACCATCCGAGAACGAGCCTTGGCCAAACGGGTACACAAGGAAGACAGCCGAGGCGGCAGCGACGGGAGCGGAGTAAGCAACACAGATCCAGGGCCTCATTCCGAGTCGATAACTAAGTTCCCATTCGCGTCCCATATAAGCGAAGACACCGATAAGGAAGTGAAAGACGACAAGTTGATATGGTCCACCGTTGTAGAGCCATTCATCAAGGCTGACTGCTTCCCAGATGGGATAGAAGTGCAGTCCGATGGCGTTGCTGCTGGGGACAACGGCTCCTGAGATGATGTTGTTTCCGTACAGGAGGGATCCTGCGACTGGTTCTCTAATGCCATCGATATCTACTGGTGGTGCTGCTACGAATGCAATAATGAAGCAAATAGTTGCGGCGAGCAGGCAGGGGATCATTAATGTTCCAAACCAACCGACATAAAGTCGGTTATTGACACTTGTGACCCACTGACAAAACTCGCTCCAACTATCACCCAATAATTGGGATTTAGGTTGAGAGATTGTAGTCATTTAAATAAATGCGAGTTATTTTTTGAGTTATGTACTCGGCAGTTAGCCTACACACTTAGTTTACATATCTTTATGTGAAAATGCAAACAAAATATACTAAATGAGAATTAATACTTAATACCATGCGCCAATTAAAGTATCATTATTTAAATCTATGCCAGTAATGGTCTCAAATCGATATATATCGTCTTCAATATATTTGCCAGAACGAATTGCTGATATGCCATCATTCATCTCCCGATATTTTTGAAGATGTAGCCCCTTAGGCTGATGGCTAATAATCATACGTTTACCATTACGAGCAAAATTCGCTACTACATTGATTGAGTTAATAGCTTTATCATATTGATCAATAGAAAGATCTTGAGCTGAGATTATATTTACGGAGTCCTGATCGTCACTATAGACAAAATTATTTGCAGTGGTCATACGACCTCCGTTAATCAATAGATCTCCATCAGTTGCATTATTTGCAACCATGCCAGTAGCTTTTTTATGAGCTTTAAGGAATGGAGATCCACCAGTAGAAGTATTTCCAATAATGGAAGTGCCTTTTGCTGGTGATTTAATAAGTATTCCGTGGTTTTCAGTATTAGCTATAGCATTATTAGAAATGATGTTTCCTTTAGCTTTTTTAGCTTTAATCTTAAAAGCATTGTTCGGCCTACGTTGGTCTGTTAATTCAAAATAGTCATACGCACCCATAACAGTATTGTTCGTCAATACATTGTTAGAAAATACATCTGTATCTATGTCATAGACTGCATGATAATTTGAAGCACCATTGACGTTATTAGAAATGACAGCATTCGTAATTCCACTACCTCTTGCAGTAATTAATCGTCCTCCAAGGTCCAATTGATTATTAGTAATGATCGCTCCTCTATTTACTGCACTATCACCAGTGAAAGCTACCAAAGTACTTTGCAGACCATGTGCTTGATTATTTCTTAAAGCAAACTTCCGATTACCTGCATTAAAATGTTGACCATCTTCTGTTCCATCTCTAGCCTCATCATAGATTTCGTCAGGGTATGACTGAGTTACACCGATGCGCTTGTTATTGAAAAAGCTGTTTCGAACCTTAAGTCCACGGCCTTCATGGTAAATAGCAGTTGACCAAGGATCATTTCGTTTACCACCTGATTTACCAAAACTACATCCCAGCACATGTGGATCAGTATCTTCTCTATTGCCATCGCTATGGTAGTGAACTAACCAAAGATGAATAAAAGGATCTTCAAGACCATCATTGAAAGCGTGTTCGAAAACATCAAAATGTATATTGACCGCAACTATTCCACCACTAGTTGTCCAAATCCCTGCTTTTGCGTGATCAGGTAAAAAAGGAATACGACCATTATTAGAGCTTTTGTCAAAAGCAGGCATCCCTAAATCAGGGTTACCAGGAAGTACAACATCTTTCATGCCATGATCCCATTCGCCATCAGCGTTGGGAATAGCAATCATTGCCGCATTAGCGGCGTAGCCGCCAGGATTTGTGCTTTGGAAAGTCACACGAGATTGCCGAGGATGTCTCCGTCCAAAGATTAAAGTTTTTGAATAACCGTATGCTCTACCAGAATTGAGTTCAATAACAGGATTACCATTATTGTTAGCAGCGATATGCTCAAAGACTTCTGTAAAGTCTCTTATGCCGTGGCGAGTGGGTGTAGAAATTGAATTTGCAACGGCATATTCTTCAACATTAATTGCCATATTATATTTTTAATTCTCAATCAGTCTAATACTTATTGATGGTGGTTTTGATTATAAGAGCTAGCCTTTAAATCGTCAAATGAGTGAGGAATATGACGATTCATTCGATTTGTTTTTGAGATTTTGTAATCGTAATTAGGGAGGTCGTTAATTAAGCATTCAAGTTGTCTACGTTCTGAAAGTGTTTTGGGGTGACGAATACTTGCGCTACCTTTGGGCTCTTTGCGATGTGTACGTGACATATTTAATATGCGACTACCTTAATGTTATCGTTTGCAGATATAAAGCGAGAGTTAGGACTCAAGCTTATGGGGGCAGGGGGACTTGAACCCCCACGACTATTGCTAGTCAACAGATTTTAAGTCTGGTGCGTCTACCAATTCCGCCACGCCCCCGAGGGGGCCGAAGCCCCTTTTGTTTAACCTAAATCATTTTGCTAGAGATCTGAGGAATGTCTAATAGCAATTTTCAATCGTATGAGAATTGCTTCCCAAAACTTATGATCACTATCAGTGTCGTATTGCAGATGCTCTTCTATGCTTTGAGCAATAGCTTCAGCATCCTCAAAATCGATATATACTGCCATCACACACCTACCAGTTGACTGGCAACAGCGAAGGCACGCTTACTGATTTGAGCACCAGCACCAAATGTACCACGTGCAAACTGACTGCGACCTTTGGATGCAGTAGCGCCACGAGTGCTTGTTTCTACTTGAGTGATGGCGTTAACGCCAGTCCACAAAGAGAAAGGTGCATATTCTTGACCATAACCAACTCGGAAAGCTGTTTCAAGATGACGGCGCTTACGGAACACTTGACTGTCGTCAATGTTGTAGACCTCATCAACAAACTCGTTGAAGGCATCAACACCCATAGACACACGTGAGAACTCACGCATCAGGTCGCATTCAGTGACAAAGTCCTGACGTGCTACATCGATACTGCTGATGAGAGCATCGAAGTTGTTGTTGGCTCCATTCTTGTGAGTAATGCTGCTGTGAGCACCTGATTCACCAAGCGCTGCAGTCAATGTGTTTTGACAAACAACACGGATATTGGTGAACTTGGCACCACAACCAGTCTTGCCGTCGTGTCCTAGGTAGCCGACAATGCGACGTTTTACTGTGTCACCAGGGACGATGTCCGTCTCCGCACCACGGAGTGTGGCGGTAAAGCAGACTTTGGCCCCGTTCGCAAGTACGACGACGGCGTCCATGTCGACCTCTTCACGGATGAACTCTGCCATGCGTAAGAGGGCTTCGTTCTGCACCAACTCGTATTGCTTGGTGACGATGCCGAGGAGGGCTTGGGTGTCTGTACGGATAACTCCGAAGACGCCAGCACGTTTGGTATCGTATTCAAGTTCGCCGTCGTTTTCGACGTATGCGGGGTAAAGAAGCTCTCGCTTCTCGACAGTAAAAAGTGCGTCTGCAGTTTCAAACGCCTCTCGCGCCGGCAACGTACCTTCCGTAACGATGCCTTGACCGTGCCATGCACGTTCTCCGTTGCCGAGCCAGCCAGATGTGAAATTTGCGGGCATGAATTAGATCTCATATATACAACACTCGCCGTGTTTATGACGAGCACGAATGGTTAAAGCCGGTGTTAACCGGCGAACTTATTTTGATGAAAAAAATTCTTGCGGCCCTTTATTTGCTATTAAGCATATATACAAAGATTTATTAAGAATTATCAATGGATATAAAATCATGGTGTACATACTCTGGAACACCATCAGATTGGTCACCAATAACAGGAAGGCATTTAGAGCTGTCCTGAGATATATAAGATCCCTTATAAAGATTGTCTTTACAGTTTTTAAGATGTTTGCAATCAATACAATTAAATCCCCAACACCATTTATTTACACGATTATCTAGTCGAACATTATATTCAGAAAAGATTTCTGCAGCTAAAGAGCAGCGAAGACCAAATCTGTGAATGCCAGGAGTGACTAAATCTGTAATTAGTTCACTAATTGATACATCGTAGACGTACGATAAAGATTTTATGAGTTTATGGAGCTTATCATCCATAACAATCATGATTTTTTTCTGGGCCATTTGCTTGTCGTAGGGACCAATATCAAAACCCACAGTTACAGAAAAAACGGTATCAGCAAGGTTACCTATCTATACAGGTTGAAACCCACAGTTTCACAGAACCGCAAATGTGTATTTGTGGTTTCACCACATTTGGTACTTGGTGACCGTTACAGTGTCCAGAACCTGCAGTAGATGATGAAACGCTTGCATATCGGTGTATCGGATAATATGCACAAGTGTGTGAAGCTGTTTGCTACATATAATGACATAACTGTAAATGAATTGATAAATAGATCAATTGTGATGTATTTAAATAATCAAACCGAATTCAGCAACTCTCCATTGTTAGAGCAGGAATTAAAAAATATTGATATACCTGAAGAAACTACAGAATATACGTAGCACTGAAACTCATTGCGCTGGAATTGATCTCACAAAATAACTACGTTAACTACGTTCGCGTTCCTTATATTATCCTTTTTTAAACATAGTTGGATAAGAGAGGGATTAAAAATAGGTTATATAGAAAACTACGTAGTTAAACGTAGTTCGTAGTTATGCCTCGCTCCAGTAATTCTCACTATTATTTCCCAGTAGTTTATTAAGGTTGTTTTTGCCAGGCTTTTTGTACTTAGAAACATATGTTTCATAGACCCTTGTACCATAACCATCCTTGTCAGGTCTTTTCTGACGTGATTTTGAATAAGCAAGGTTTGAAGCCATGCTATCACTCATAACAAACGGTTTATTGGGCTCAGGCTTAGATTTTTTTTCCTTGGATTGCTCATCGGGAACTTCTTCAACAGTAGCTGCTTCAGTAACACGAGGTTGGCTTAAATACTCGTGCAGCTTGTCAACATCTTCTTTTTCATTTACATTATTAATTCCAAGCGCTTTACCAGCAGCTTCTATATCACCATAAGCATATTTATACAAGCTGTTTGTCATGTTATATGAATGCTTATTATGATCATGGTTCGATGCACCGCTAAGGCCGCCAGAGGCTTTTCTTGCAGCAGTGGAACTAGCGTTATGATTACGAGGGTCACGGTAACCTAATGTTTTACCATCAATAGTAAAATTAAACCCCTTACCAATAGGTTTGCCGGAAATTCCACCAATCATTTTTGATTGATATTCATCTTCATATGAATTGTATTCATCATCTCGCGACGTGTTTTTATGATCATCAAAAATACCGAAGCCCAGCATGACATTATAGGTATACTTTCTTTAGTATATCTAGCTATCAGACAATCTTGATTTAATTAAATCTAGTCGAGCACGAACAAGGTCTTCAGATTCTCTTTGCCAGTGCCCATAACTCATATTCATTAATGTATATACAGTTTTTATACCGTGATATCTCTTGTAGTCTTTAAATCTGTTATAAGCATCTTCAAATAGAAGCCGTGCATCTGACAGTGTCATCCAAGGATGAATGAATGTAAGATCGATGGCGTCTTTATCAAACATCAGATCTAACCAGAGTTTAAATCATCTATCCCGTATAGATATTATATCTATGGAGAATAGCGGACTCGAACCGCTGACAGCCTGCTTGCAAAGCAGGTGCTCTACCAACTGAGCTAATTCCCCTAATAATTACTTCGGTAATTACTCTCACATAATAACTACACTGCTTGCTCTATTAGCGTAGACTTTTTATAGTCAGCATACAAACTATGTCATACTATCGGCTTCCATTTCATCTTCAGCCCCAAATCACAGGATATTCTGAAATCCCATTTGGATCAGATGTGTATGTTATTCCTGATTCTGAATATAAAAAATATAAGCAAGAAGAAGCAAAAAAAGAGATTGCAATTTTAGAATTAAGAGCTGAATCTTATGAAAAAACTGCTACATCTCTTAGGCAAACAGTAAAAGAGCTTCGTGAAGAAAATAATTTACAGTTAAACACTCCTAACGATTCGACTGATTGAAGCCCGCAGTCCGACTTGAACGGACGACCTGCTGTTTACAAAACAGCTGCTCTATCCAGCTGAGCTATGCGGGCATTTCTATTAACTATAACTAGTTAAACGACCTAGAAGGGGCTCGAACCCTCGACCTCTGCCGTGACAGGGCAGCGCTCTAACCATCTGAGCTACTAAGTCATACTGGCCCACCAGGGCTCGAACCTGGGACAGGCTGATTAACAGTCAGCTGCTCTACCAACTGAGCTATAGGCCATTAAGTAAAGAACCGGCTGATGCTTATGAACACCAGGAATGTTCTCATCAGTACGACGTCCCAGGATTTAGTAGTGATAAAAAATGGGAGTGACATAAGAGTTCCAATTAAATGAACTGTTGCGCCACTGACTACGTCTACATGTAATACTACAAAATAAGCCAGCACTATAAGTAAGCTGCCTATTACCCTTGAATAAACTAACGGAGACATCCGTTTATAAGCATATCATTAGTACTATTTTGGCACTAATCACGTTGCCTCCAATCATCAGGTTTGTCTTGCCTAAAGAAATCAAGAATCTCGTCAGCGCCAGTAAAAGGGCCTTGTCCTTCTCTATTACCAAGGTCAAGCATATTCATAAAATCATCCATTCCGCCGTCAGTCATATCGGGATTCTCAGCTTTCCTGCGGGCTTGTCTTAGCCAAGTTGCTGCTGTGCTGTTTGCTTTAGCAAGCTTTTCGGCCCAAATCATGTCTTCAAGTTGAACTTCTTCACCTTGGACAATTTTCTTACAAATAAACTGGAGCTTCAGTCGATATTTGGTAGACAGCATCTTATTGATCAGTCAAAAAGTTTTTAAGTTCTTCAGCTTGTTCGTAACTTGCAAAAGCTACGCTAGATCTCTCTTCAAGGATATATAAAATATCAGTAACTATGTCTTGTGGATCAATTTTTTCGTCTAAGTAAGCTTCAAGAGATTCTCTTAGATTTCTAAATCGATGCCATTCTTGTGAATAAGGTTTGTAGTACATTTCATTGGTTAAGTAGTCAATGATTCAATAGATTTCAAATCATTTTCAAAAATTTCTAACCCTTTATCAGTAAGCATGTGCTTATACATATCTTCAAATACTTTGGGCGGCATTGTGACAATGTCAGCGCCATTGAAGAATGAACGGACAGCCCGGTGAACACTTCTAATAGATGCTGAGAGAACGTCAGTCTGCACACCGTGCCTACGGTACAGATCAACGATAGCTCGAACAACTTCTAGCCCAGCAAAACCTTGGTCGTCCACTCGTCCCACAAATGGTGAAACATATGTAGCACCAGCTTTGGCTGCAAGAATTGCTTGGGCAGGAGTGAAGATTAAAGTGACGTTTGTCCGGATGTTTTCTTCAGAAAGTTCGCGGCAGGCCGTCAGGCCCTGAGGGGTCATGGGAACTTTAACAGTCACAGGGTCACCGAAGAGTTCTTGCAGTCGCAATCCTTCATCGATCATTTCGCCAGTAGTACCACTGACTTCCATACTGATGTCAGGAATGCCAAGGTTAACTAGTTCAGAGTACAGAAACTCTGGGTCCTTGCCTGATTGCCTCACAAGAGTTGGATTAGTAGTAACACCGTCGATTAAACCAGTGTCATAGTGACGTTCAATAGTTTTAATGTCACTGCTGTCAAGGAAGATTTTCACGAGTATAGTATCAATACTTTTTTACAATTAATAATATAGCTATCTATGAATTGATATGTGTTTAGAAGAAGCATGTCACTCATTAAAGCTTGAGTGTGCTCTTCGTGAATTAGGATTTGTTGATATCGGATGGAAATGTGTGGCTCATGCTGGATTGTTTTTCATACAACCAGTGGGATGGGGTCCTGAAAGCAGTCTCACTCCACAAGATCCATTACTAGGTTTTCTTGTACGTGAACATATAATGGCTAAAAAACAATCTGAAGGCAGGCTCATGGGAGCTACTGCCAAGATTGCCATTGACATTGCTCTTCAGTTGTCTGAAAAATCAAATTGAAATCTTGTCCAGTGCTTTATCGATTGCATCTAGCTCGGCATTTTTAACAAAGCCAAAGCGCTCAAGACGCTTCTCTTCAGCTTTATCAGCACGAAGTTTGTGACCGAGCTTAGCAACGTTTTCCATAACCTTGAGAATGTCCTCAGGCTTTGCAAGACCATTCATTCGCTCTTTAATAATGTTGTACCGCTCCATAAAGATGTCAGCGGCCTCGATCATTTCCTCAGGGGTGAGGGGATCAGTCTTTTTAGGAAGTTTAGGAGTCATAGGTAAACAATGGGTTGATTTAATACAAAGCTATATCCGAGATCAGCGGTGACTTCGATAAAAGTATCCATCTCATTATCATGAACAATGACTTGTTTTTGAAGTTGATCAGGAGAAAGATCGAGTAACTGATCAAGTAAAGATTGATAAGTCATGTCATATAAAGGGAGGGGGCACCAGTTGGCACCCCAATAATTACTCAAGCGGAAACAGCAAAAACACTTGAAACCTTCTGGGAGGAGTCCTGACGCTGTTCTTCTACGGACTCATCTAATAGGATACTGTCTTCTTTACTGCGTTCGAGTACATCAGCAATCATGGTAAGTGCTGTTGGACAGTGATATTCCAGAGTAGATAATCTTCTCAAGGATTGGACAAGGACATCAGTCATTGGGACTGAAATGTGTACAAGTGCCATAGAACAATGGATATAGGACAGCTCACTATTGGTGTGAGCACAGGAGATACAGCCGGTGTTAACCGGCAAAGGGCTTAGTCCCTAGTAATCTCTTGTGCTTTAGCAATAAAACCTTTGAATCGGTTAGAAGCAGTTTCGTGATATTCAAACCACTCATGTGCTGCATCTAACAGACCTAGAAGAAGGTTGTCAGCGTTGTGAGGACCGTCGCCTATATCAGCGAGATGGTCAGAAAACATGTGTTTATAGAAGTGACGAGTTCCATATGCAGGGGGCTCGTTGTGATCACAGTTATTACAGGTCATTTGTTTGAAATGAGGTTTATAAAAGCTTGGTATCTTGTTGCTTCTAAATAATAATAGTTGGTCCAATCAGTAGATGTCAAGAGTTCAGTTGGCTGCCGACCAACCGTAGACATTGGGTCGTCCGACATGTCTTTAAAAAAGTCAGAATTATGGACTTGATTAGACATTAGTGCGGATAGTTAGTTTTAACTAAATCATACAATTAAGTAAGAGTAAGTAATACCTACATGTAGATAATAGGTATCAATATGTGCCCAATAGACATCGAATAAACGAGAAGCGTACTGCGGCTAATCCTCAAATTGAAAAAGAAACGCGGAATTCTCCTCGCAAGAAAAAAATCATGGGTCATCAACCAGGTGATGAAATTCATCACAATTATGGTGTTGATTTATTAGCTGCATTAACCTTCGGATTAAGCCGTGATGACGCCTATAAAATGATGCAGGAATTTGAAAACCAGGGGGTTCCTACAGGCAATAATGTAAATAATTTATCAGCTATTACACCAAGAGAGCACAAAGCAATACATAGAGAGTTAATTAATAGAGGCATTGAGTTTGGTCCCAAAAAAGTACGTGAAGCAGATCCTAGATGGAATCAGACAAAAATTTTCTTGAATAAAATTCGAGATTTACCCTACGAGGCACGTAAAGAAATTATCCCTGAGTACATTAATACAATAATTAGAGGTATTGATGAAAGTTCATTTGATGTCATGCGTTACAGAGATTTCCACAATGAGGCTCCGGAGACGGTAGCTTATGCAAGATCGTTGCAGCCTAAATCAAAAAAGATAGCTAATGAGAGTGTATCTGATACAGCTAATGCATTTCTTTCAGAAGAAGTGGATAAACTAATTAAATTAATCCGTCAAGAATCTGGTAATGATTCACGTATTGATAGTGACAACACTAAAACAGTCATTGTTAACACGCAAGGTGCACCAGCATTTATTGAAAAAGCCATGAATGGGAATGGGAATGGGCAAAAGAAGCGTTAAAGCTTCCCATCTACAGTGCTAGAACGTCCTTTAGATATCCAGCCGTCATAGCATTTATGTCTAACTGGTAGATGAATATCTTCAGTACAGAGACGGCAAGCTTCTTCAGTCATTGCAGTATTCATTCTGACGCCTTTAGCATCAATGCTTGTATATAGACCAAATCTTGATTTGACAATTCGATAAGGCTCAAGAGGGCAATTAATCCACTCTGGGCTGTCGTTTACTTCATACATTTGATTATCCACGGCTGTCCGTATTGTAAGAAATGAAAAAAGCCCCCGGCATTAGCCGAGGGGTGGTAGATCAGTATTGATCGTCAGCAGATTGCACTGCAGCGGCCATTACACCATCAATGTATGTAGGTGTGATCTCTGGAGTAGAATCCACAGGGGCTTCCTTAGCGAACTGAGCTGCTGCAGCAGGACTGGACGGCACAGTTACTTTGACAGGCCGTTCCACGGTTGTCTTGGTCTTTGCGCCAGGCTTGGCACCCCAACCATTGTCATTAATGGTGGCGTTTTTGAGCTCAAGCTCTACACGCTGCTTAAGGACAGTTTGCCCGTCTTTCTCGTAAGTCTCTTTAGCAGACTTGAGTTGACCAGTGACAGTACAAACACGACCGTTTGGCATGTGGCCGTTACGGTAGAAGTTTGTGTCAGGGGCAAAGAACGTGATAGTGGCGTCTTGGCCGTCAGTATCCAACGTAGTGATGAGCGTAACAACCAGATAGCTAGAGCCATCACGATTGTTGGTCATCTCTTTGATGTTGCTGATGCGTCCGGCAACAGTAATGGTGTTAAAGTTGCCGTAGCGAGTGTAGCCGTTGTCCATGAATTGATATGAGTGAACACGAGTAATCAAGGCCGCGAATTAGCGGCCAAGGCTGTTTAAGCAGTCAGAAGAGCACGAAGGGTATCGAGTTCTTCTTGGCGATTATCCATCAAGAATTTGATGGTGTGCCCGTTACGGGGCATGATCTTGCGTACCAGTCGAGCGGTACCAAGCCGTGCGTTATATCGCTGCTCAGCTGTGTTGTCATGAAACTGATTACGTTGGCGAGACCAACGACCGGTTTCAGGACAGCGTTGTGCGTGGTTGTACATCGTATATACGTGCTACGTTTACGGTCAAATGACCAAAATGAAATAGGGCCGGTGTTAACCGACCCGAAGGATCACATAGGTATGGAAATTGCCATACCTTGCGCCATGTGTTTTAGGAAATGATGGACGTCACCATTACGGAGATCAAGTTCATGTAGAACTCGTTGAATGGAACGTCTAGCATTGCCTTCAGACGTCTTTAGCATCCAAATCACATCCTCAGTCGAGATGTAATTAACGGTGCCATTTGGAGACGCGACTTCGTAAACCTGGTCGTCCAGGTCTTTCTCGTCAAAGAAACGTGTGATGTAATCAGACATTGCCGAGAAAAGTTCCGAAGTCATGGAGTTTCTCGCCAATGACGGCGATAACTACTCCAGTTACATTTACGCCCTTACGAGCGCGATTACGGACATCCTGCCAATCGATCTTCTTGACAAAGTCAATAGGATCGGAGACAGGGGGGAAAGCCCGTAATTCAGAAGTAGACATGAGTGAAAACTCAAGTTGGACACAAAAGATCAAAGCCGGCGTTAGCCGGCATATGATCAGGACAATAAGTTAATTACTTGCCGTACAGTATTTTTCCAGAAGTAGTAGTCTTTCTCAGGGCATCTTCCTTGTGTTCCAGTTTGGAGGTAAATGCCGTGCTCTACGCGTTGAAGCAACTGAATAGCAGTATTAAGAATTACTTGCTGATCAATTTCAATTCCAGCTTCGGTAGCTTGTTTGACAAGCTCATCAGTGGACTGTTGAATCAGTTTGTCGTAAATGTTTTCTGCAACCAATTTACGGACATGTTGCAGTTCCATCTCATTTGCATTTTTCTGAGCAAGTTGAATTGCGAGTTCTTGATTGATGCTTGACATTAGTGTGGTTAAATCCAATGAAAAACAAAACCGGCGTTAGCCGGCATTGTCTCAGTCGTCAAAAAAGGGATCAAAATCTCGATCAAACGGCACAAATTCACGTCTGATTGGATCACCTGGCCACATTGGGTCACCAGGCTTTTCAGGATCAAAGATCCCAAGAACCATAAGCCACTCTTTAACTTCCTTAGAAGTGTTGAAGGCAGAGGCTTCTAGCCACTCAGGTGTCTCCTCATCAGTTGAGATAGACACCACAAAACGAGTGAGAGGGGGCTCGTTGATTCTGATTTCTACTTTACGCATGAGCACAAGTGAAATCATCGTTAGTGACGCTGACGGACTGCAAAAGCTGTCCACAAGCTTGAAGCTTGCCAGCGTCAAGAAGCCATCCACTCATAGGCTTGAAGGGAACACCGTCCTCAATCATGTTTTCGGCAGTGGATTCATGCCAAACCTTGAATCGACTGATTGCCATTAGACAAATTACTTTGTGAACCAATGTGCAATCTTCAGAATTCAATTCGTCCATGACAGAGTCAAGGGCTTCACAAGCAATCTCTTCGATCTGATCTTGCGTAAGTCGATCAGGGTCAGAGCAGTTGCAGGTATTCTCATCAGGTGCATCTGATAGCAAGCTTTCAAGATCAGCAGTAGAGATACCGTTTGGGAATTCCATGAATATGGTTTAAAGAACATAAAAAAATAAGGCCGGAATTACCCGGCCAATTTACGTTTTAAAGCTTTTAATGCAGCTTTGCGAGCTCTTAGCGCAGCAGGTTTGAGTTTCCTCTTCTGCTGCTTACTGGAGTGATGAATCCAGTTAGGGACGCTGGACATTACCCGACGTATTCGCAGCAGAGATGTGCCCAAGAAGCATCAGAGATGAAGTCTCCGATAGATTCTGTGGCAACTGGAGCACTACCGTCATCCATGATGGTCATATCTGCTTCATCAGTCAGGTAGCGGAATGCATCTTCATTGCGAGCAATGATGAGTGAAATACCGGCTACACCAGAACGATCAACAATTTCAAAATCAAAATTCACAGACATGATATAGCTGAGAAGAACAAGAAAAGCCAATGTCGCGAATTAGCGACCGGGCGTGTTATTTACCTTGACCTCGCATTAACTTCTTGCCTTTACGAGGCCGAGAGTTAACAGAGTTACCTTGATGCGTCTTCTTAAACTTCGCCTTAGAGACGTGTTTAGAATTATCGAGTCTGAAGGCCATTGGTATTGACTGAGTTATTGAAGTGGTCGATATGGAGCTGATCTAGAAGCTTGTCTTTGGACATACTTCTAAGAAGCTCAATAGCTTTCTCACGAGATAAAGGATGTGAATCTTTATTGGAGAAAGTGTTGTTGTTAATCATAAATGATTATCGAACGATAAAAAAATTCAGCCGGTGATAACCCGGCAGAATATGGATGTTGAAATGTCATATATGACAATCACTATTGTAAATAGTGTGCTGAATCAGTCTAAATCGGCTGTCCAACCTCTCTCATCTTCAATAACCCTGAAGTGTGAGCGCTTTGATGGGTTATAACGACGACAGACATCAATGCGATTATTTGACCTATGGGGGTCAAGACGCTTGATTTGGCCTAACGGTGAAATTTGGTGTTCGTTCATAATATAAAAAAGTAAAGCCGCGAATTAGCCGGCTTGTTTACCTGCTTTACGTAGACAATTGCGCATAAATGATTCAGCCTGCTGTTCTGTTATGAGGTCGTTCATTACAGCTATATCCAATGATTGAGACATCTCTTGGCAAAGCTCAGAAGAATACCCAATGAATATAAGAAAAATAGCCAACACTATGGTCATAGTTAGTTTTCATTAATAAGTACAATAGATACATGTAATGTAAACGATTATGCGTACAGTGAATCCTACTCGCATGGCGCAAGCAAGAGAGTTTTTGGCTAGTCTTGGTAAGAAAGTTGCAAACTTTGACGAGGCTTACTCAAACAAGATTGCAGATATGTATGACCGTATGCCTGAAGATGGTAACTTCGGTGCAGTCAAGGGTATCGGTCAATTATTTGGAGGGGGCACACCTTCATTTAAAGGACCACTGGAAGATACAAGTGCTACATCAACAATGGGAAGCAGATTCATGGCAGGGGCAATCCCTGCTTTAAATATGATCCCTAAGTATGCAGCACCTGTAGCTGGTTTAACGCTTGCTGGACAGGGCCTAGCAGGGCTTACAAATCAAATCATGGAATCAACCGGTGGTCCGGCAGACGGACAAGAGCCAGGGCAGCTCCCGTTTGACCAGAGTCTTGCAGCAGGAATGACAGTAGGTGCGTTAGCAGGCGGTGTGTGGGAAGGCCTTGACAATATGCCTCATCGAGAGCCTGATCCTCGTCGTATCGTGTGATAAAGAATGTCCGATAAATATTCAGGCAAAAGGGATTATCAAGGACCATTGTATGCACCATGGTCAGCTGTAGTCGCAGGACGAATGGGAATTAAGAATTTCATATCTACACCCCATATGTCCGAAGCATTTCTGGAATCATGGACAGTTGAACAAGAAAACGAAAAAAAGGATCGGCGTTAGCCGACCCTGTATCGATTAGGAGGGAACGACAGCAGTTTCTGCCGTCTGCTTCTCTGCAGCTTTGTCATTAAGGTCTTTAATGACGCGGCGTGCAGTTGCGTAGGAACCACTGCCAGGTACGACGAGGGAATCAATTGATCCATCTTCGTACTCCACACCTACATCAAAGATGAGGTACTGGGGGTCAGTGGTTTCTACTTTCTCAAACAGACGAACGTTTGTGTTCCGACCAGGAATCTTGAAACGCATGAGTGATACTCCTATATGTAACGTAGCCCTTAGGGCAAGAGAAAGTAAGGCCGCGAGTGAGCGGCCAAACCTTAGGTTTAAAGCAGAGGGGTGGTCTCCTCCTCGTCGTAAGTAGACATTGAGGTATCCTCAGGGTCTTGGAGACAAGTGAGGTGAGCATCCAGCCACTCGTAGATGTCACGAGCTGAGGTCATATCATCAGGGATGAAATAAAGACCGTCGATTTGCATGACTGATGTAATTAGAACATCAAAAAACAGACCTGCGAGTGAGCAGGCCTGAGTGTTGTTCAGAATGGGATGTCAATGTCAGTCTGAGAGAGCCAAAGAGCGGCTTCCCGTCTCGCAATCTCAGCTTGACGCTTGGCTTCACATTCATCAACGTATGCGTTGTACTCTGATTCGTCCAAGTAATCGCAGTCATCTAGATCGTATGAATCGTGGATGCTGTTCTTGATAGCGGACATGTTCATGTGATAGAGAACATGTGAAAGTAAGGTCGCGAGTGAGCGACCCTACGTCTTAGCTACGCATGCATGTCATGGACAGCATCGTAGATTGCAGCTTCAAGCTGATCACACTTGTCACCCCAGTAACACTGTTGTGACATGCTGTCCGAAAGCATGAGCTGCTCTTCGGCGTGTGCCAGCTTGGCTTGCAGGTGATGAACTGTGTTCAGATCCATGTTGTTATTCATATTCAAACTTGATAAGGGCGCGAGTTAGCGCCCGTGGCTGTTGGCTGTTAATTCAGTCAAAGCGATAGCCGATGTATGCACCTACGATGCCTAAAGGAGCTAGCCACCAGAAGTGACTCCAGCT